TTATTCTCCTTTATCTTTCAAAAATTCTTCAATCACCTGAAGCACCCCATCATCAGTATGATGAGGAGCACAGTGCAATGCAACTTTTTTCACACTTTCAGGAGCATTAGCCATGGCATACGAATGCGGTGTCATTGCCAATAACTCTCGATCATTTTCTCCGTCACCAAAAGCCATCACTTGATGAGGGCTTAGTTGCCACTGCTTCAGTAAAAGTTCTAAGCCACTTGCTTTATCGACCTCTCTAGGTAAAATATCAATCGCCCCATAACCGCTCGTTACTGCCCTAAGATTGCCCTTAAAGTTTTTATTAAACCTTTCAATGACTTGATTGGTGTCTTTTTCAACCAACATATTGATTTTTGTCAAATGATTAAAGTCAACCCCTTCAAAGTTTGGCACAAACTCTAAATGAGCTAAAAAAGCGTTCCACTGTTCTTCTTCAATCATCTCATGTTCTTTTGAAAAAATAACACTGTCCAATACATAGGAGCGATGAGCAGTTGAAAGCACCACACGGTAATCAACCAAGCTTTCTTTAAAATAGTCAATAAATGCCAACGCATCATCTTGAGTAATTTGACTCTTCCGTAAAATTTTAGAGCTTGTTTGGACGTATCCTCCATTTTCAGCAACATAAGACAAACGAGGACTAAGTTCCTGAAAAATAAGGTTGACACGCTCTATTGCATTTCCTGTCGCCACAACAAAATGAATCCCCTTTTGCTCTAATTGAGTCAGGATACGCTCAAATCGATCTTTATCATATTGACCATATTGATCCAACAAAGTGCCATCCAAATCTGTTGCTATCAGCTTTATCATACAATCTAACCTTTTCCCTTTCAAGGGGGTGCAAAACCCTAAAGGGGTGTGCAACTCGAATCCTAATATAACTTCTTCTATTATAACACAGAAACACCAAAAAAGACGTGCAGAATTGACACGCCCTTGTCTTCTATAAATCAATCCGTACGCCATTTTTGAATGTCAGGCTGATTTTCTTACCCACTTTGATGTCTAGTCTCTCAACACTGGTCTGCCAGAGTTCTTGGTTGAAGTCTGTGATGAGGTCGTCCTGCTCTTTGAGTTGTTGGATAAAACCATCTAGGCTAATTCTCTTACTTTTCTGCTCTTCCAAGGATGACCTAGTTTCCTGCAACTCTTTCTGTTTTTCTTGGTAGGCTGTTACTAGGGTATCGTACTGCTTTTGGTAGAGTTCTTGATTCTGAGCCTTCCTCGCATTCCTATCGACCAAGTCCTTGATGTCTTGTCGTATGGTTTCAAGGTGATGCTCCAAGTCATCAATCCTAGATTCAAGTGGCGAGGTGTCTTTTGCCATGTCAATTAAGAGTTCTGTATTTGCGATAATCTCATCTCGATTACTGAGAAGTTGATTGATAGCTGAGAGGAACCAGGCTTTAATTTCTTCCTCAGTCACATGAGGTGTCCGACATTTATGCTCGCCCTTGTACTTGGAATTGCACTGGTAAATGGTTCGTTTGTACTTGCTGGTGGAGTGCCACACCTTACTTCCAAAAGCTCCCCCACAGTCACCACAGAACAGACGTCCTGTGAAGATGTTACTAGTTTGCCGTTTCTTCTCCAGCTTATCCAATTCAACTTGAACCAAATCAAAGACTTCACGCTTGATAATGGCTTCGTGGCTGTTCTCCACATAATACTGTGGAAGCTCTCCTTCATTGGGTTTAGTGCTTTTCGTCAAGAAATTGGTTGTAAAACTTTTCTGAAGAAGAGCATCCCCTTTGTATTTTTCATTCCGAAGCATACGCTTGACCGTGCCATAACTCCACTTCCTTTTCCCTTGTGGGGTCGGAATTCCTTGGGCAGTCAACTCCCTTGCGATTTTGTTGGGATTGTTTCCCAATAAGACCTGATGAAAAATATACCGAACAATCTTAGCTTCCTCATGGTCTATTTCAAAACCACCCGTGTCACTTTTCTTGAAGCCTAAAACTTGGCTATAGGAAAAGGTCACTTGCCCTTCAGCCAACTGGCGTCGTCTACCCCAAGTCACGTTCTCTGAAATGGAACGGCTCTCTTCTTGGGCTAGACTTGACATAATGGTAATCAGAAGCTCCCCTTTAGAATCAAAGGTCCAAATGTTCTCCTTTTCAAAATAGATTTCAACTCCTGCTTCCTTGAGCTTCCGAACCGTTGAGAGGGAGTCAACCGTGTTTCTGGCAAACCGACTGACCGACTTGGTCAGGATAAGGTCTATCTTTCCGTCAAGGGCATCTTCCACCATCCGTTGAAAGCCAATCCGTGCCTTGGTATTAGTCCCAGAAATCCCTTCGTCTGAATACATCTTGACAAATTCCCAATCCGAGCGACTGTTGATGTAGTCTGTATAGTATTTCATCTGAGCTTCGTAGGAGGTCGTCTGGCCTTCATGATCAGTTGATACCCTGGCATAGCCTGCCACTCGTCGTTTGGTAAAGCTCGGCAGGTCAACCTTATGGCTTACTTGTTTAGCTGGTTCTATCGTGATGACTTTTTTCATGCCTACCGTCCTTTCTGAATGATGATGTGTTTTTCTTTTCCATTTCTATAGGTAGCTTTAGCTTCATTGGTCACGCTATTAAAAGAAATATGGTGAATATCTTCTGCCTTTAAGGTCTCGCCAAAAGCTTGAAAAAGTTGTTCTTCTGTAATAGTACGTCCTAGACAAGCCTCAACACCTTTGGCATCTCTTGTCCTGCAGTAATACCTTACTCGCTTTTCCTGATTGGATTTGGTTTCTACAGTCAAAAGCATATCTAAACCACAATGCTCACAATATACTTTGCCTTGTAACTTTGCTAGGGCATCGTGCTTTGATGGTCTTCTCTTAGCACGTCGCTTTTTCTCTCGATTAACTTGTTGGAAGAACTCCGGTGTCACAATAGCTTCATGGGCATTCTCAACAATATACTTTGCCATCTGCCCATCATTTGGAATCGACCGACTCCCAAAATTATCTCGAAAAGTCTTCTGTAAAATCAAGCGTCCACAATAGGCTTCTTGGTCAAACATGTTATAAATGACTCGCTTAGTGAAGCGATTCCCTAGTCTCGTCCGCTCACCCCTAGCATCAAGCTTTTTAGCAATTTTTGGAACTGAAAGACCTTCCATGTACCATTCAAAAACCTGTCTAACAATAGAGGCTTCATGTGGTTCAATAACATATTCTTCGCCACTCCATCGATAGCCAAAGATATCTTGAGGAATATAGGGCTTCCCCTCTTCAAAGCATTTCTTTACTCGCCATCTGATATTCTGGCTAATAGACTGTGATTCTTCTTGAGCCATAGAGGCAAGTAGAGTTAAAAGTAATTCTCCTTCAGCAGTTAGGGTGTCTATATTTTCTTTTTCAAAGCGAACACTAATACCAAGTCGCTTCAGCTCACGAACGGTTTCCAAAAGCTCTACCGTATTTCGCCCAAAGCGTGAAATGGATTTGGTTAAAATAAGGTCAATCTTTCCCTTGCGACAATCTTCAAGTAAATTTTGAAAATCTCGTCTATGGACTTGGCTACGTCCACTAATCGCAGAATCGCTGTAAACACCCACATAGCTCCATTCAGGATTTGCCTGTATCAACTGGCTGTAGTGACTCACTTGATTGGATAAGGATTGAAGTAAACTCGTATGCGAAACCCTAGTATATGCTGCTACTTTTAACTTTTTGATGGCGGTTAACTTTTGGGCTTGTATCGTTTTAATTCGTTTCATTGATACATCTCCTTTCGCTACTATATATCACTCTAAAGCCCTTATTTATCAAGTCTTTAGGCCACTAATTGACTCATAAATGGTTCATATTTTTCGAGCATTTTTACCTTAAATTCTTGAAAATTAGCTTCAGATATCAGCCCAACTGCCAGGAGTCGACTCGCCTGTGCCATGGTTAGCTGATAGATTATTTCTTGTTGAAAGTCTTGTTCTGTCATCTCTTTTCTCCAAATCTAGCAGTCATATAACACCTGCGACTACAATACTTTCTCTTTGGATTAGCGTAAGACATAAACGAGATTCCACAAGTCAAACAGATATGCTCTGAGTAAGCCTTTCGATGAACCTCATCTAGATGGTCATTCCACCAAGTTTGACGACAAGACGTACTACAAAACCGTTTCTTTTTCTTACCGTCTATATGCGACAAAATACGACCACAAGCATGACAATAATCTGGCAGTTCGTCATCAGTTTTATCGCCTGCTTTTATTACCTCTCTACGACAAAATGACTTAATGGTATTAATAGATAAATTGAGTTTTATACCTATGGCTTTATAACCAAGACCATGTTCTCGTAAACAGCGAATAGCTACTTTTTGTTCTGGGGTCATTTTATTCCTCCTTCTACCTACTAGGGGAAATTGTGAACAGTTTAGTCCAAATATAATTTTATTCCTCCTACCTTACTAGGTAGGTTTGGGAGTAATTTTTCCGCACTTATTGAAAAAAAGGCAAAAAAAATAAAGCCTGATGTTTCCACCAGGCTTATAACTAAATTATGAAATTCTAAACCAACCAACAACTTTACCGAGTTTAACTGTTCCAGTTGAATCGTAGAGTGAGCCATCCGCCATCCATTGACGTTTCACACGACGAGTGACCCCGCCGCCACCAATTTCTAATTGGTCATTGATACCGTTCTTATTATGGTCAGAATATCCATCAATATTCTGTTCCACACCATCAATACTTTTTCCATCAGAATCCGTCACACAGACACCAATGTGACCATATACCATACCATCTGCTTGAATGACATAGAAATCACCTGCTTTAGGATTCACACCCCAAGAATCGTAGATTACTTGGAAACCATTTGATTTTGCTTTCTTCAAACAATCAATGGCATTAGTATAGGACATATTCTTGTCCGTAAGCTCTTGAACAATCTTATCCACCAAGGCAACACACTGTCCGCCATAAGGGTTAGATGGAACGGTCACCTTTTGACCGACCTTGGATAAAGCTGACGCAACAACCCGACTTGCAACACTGGTTGGAATAGCGGTTGTTGTCCTTGAAGCTGTGTTAACCTTGAGTGTTTGCCCAACTTTCAGGATATCCGACTTCTTCAAACCATTCACTGCAAGTAGGGCATCTACTGTTAAACCAAACTTCCGAGCGATGCCATAATACGTGTCGCCTTTTTGTGCTTGATAGGTCTGCTCACTATGGCCTTTAGTTGTTCCTTCTACATCCTGCTCAAGCACCCATGACTTGATTCCATCAAGTAGATAAGCTCTCTTACTGTTTGACTGGTGAACTTTCTTCACTTGGAGGATTTTGTAGGTGCGCCCCTTGACCCAGTTAGCGATTTTCTGACCAGTCTGATAATGAGTCGCATGAGGCAACACCCTAAGACTATCACCAACAAGATAGATTGACTTTGAAGGAGTTCCTGAACTCCCAGCGATTGAACTGGGGGGCGAGGGAACTATTGTCTTGACTTCAACTCCTGTTATTGCTGACACAAGACCTTTCGCAATTTCCTCTTTCTTGGTTTCAAAAATCGCCATGTCTTGTTCATTATCGATGAAGGCAATCTCCACCAAACGATAGGTATATCCACGACTCGCTGCTTGGTTGGCATTATAGAGCCAATCTACCTTCTTAATGCCACGATTTTGAAAGTATCGTGAAAGGAGAGATAGGATAGCCATATCTTCCTTGTCTGCTTCTAAAGAAGATTGAATCAAGACTTCTGTACCTTTGGCACTACCATTAAAGGCATTGAAGTGCAATTCAGTAATTGAGTCGTATCCCTTACCAATACTAGTAATACTCCGATAATCATAAACATTTTGTTCGGTAATAAAATCAATCTGTTGTCCACTGTACTTGGACATTAACTTGGTTAATTCTCGAACCTTTCCAGCTTCTGTGATGCCTAGTTTGGCATTCACTGCTCCAGGATCATAGCCTGTTCGCCCTTGCCCATGACCACAAATGACTAGATGTTTTCCCATATCTTTTCACCTCTCGTTGATTTGTTTTAAAATTGCTTGTAGTTTCTCAGGTATTGGTAGACCAATTCGAACAGTATTTTCTAAGATACTTAACCCCTCATTACTGAGATAAAAGAAAATGACCATGGTTCGAATTGTTCCACCCTGCTTGATGATTGCAGTATCAATCATATGACCTAATGAAACTAAAAATAAAATGGCTATCTTTTTAAAGATGCCACGAAAACCGATACTGCTTGACAATTGTTTCTCAACAACTGCCGCAAAAATTCCTGTTAGATAGTCAATAATAATGAAGACAAGTAGGGCATACAGGATACCATCCAACTCTCCAAATAGACTACCAATCAAGCCTCCAATCATAGAGAATAAAATCTTATTAAGTGTTAACAGTTCCTTCATCGGTCACCTCACTTTCTACTGAACCTTCCTTAACTATGGTAGGATCTGACCAATCTGGTTGACCGTTCTCATCAAACCGCATCAGATAAAAACAATCATGGAATAAATCAGAAAGATTCAGAGTTAATGTGGTACTGCCCCACTGATTAAATGCCCAAACTGTTTCTGTTGTAACCAACTGCCGCTTTCCATTTTTAATGGCAGGTCGCCTTACTTCTTCAAGATACATGTAAAAATCTTGCTCAGCTGTCTTACATCGGATGAACTCTCCATTCTTACGCATGTAAGCGAGAGCTGTCTCCAAATCAAATGGTTCTGTTACTTTGTCAATATTGAGAAGTGCCATGATAACTATTCTCCTTTCCCTTCTTCAGGTTTTGTCTGAACTTCTAATAACTCAGTCAATTCCTGTTTTTCTTTACGCAATAGGCTAAGTTCCTCATCCCTCTCCACCAATTGGATGGCGATGAGGTTCTTAGCGGTAATTTCATCAGAGAGCTTTGAGACAAGCTCCTGAATAGTTAGTTTTAATGATTGGTTGATTTGTTCTAGATTCATCTGTGAACTCCTTTATTTAATCGTATCCCATGTCAAGATGACATCACCTCGACCTGTGATGTTTACTAAGTGTTTAAAATTGTGGTTGAATTGATGAAGAACATCTTTCAAACTGACGTAGGTTGTACCGTTTCGATAGATACGGATATCTCCGATATTCAAAATTGAACTTGGTCGGTCAGATGCTTTATAAGCATCAATACTCAGTCGGTTAGGCAACGTTACTATTTCCCAACCATCTGGATTGGTATATGGAGCACTAGCTAAACGTACCTTATCGCCTACCACATCAATTTGGTCGGTATCTGTACCGTTCCATGCTCGAATTCCTACAAAACCACCGTCATTGGCATTCCAGTTGTTCCATCGATTGGAACCGATTATGGTTACACCACATGGCTTACCGTTTGAGGTACCTGTTTCAAATGAAACCCACTGGTGAGGATAACCACTAACCTCACGAGAAATGGATGGAGAGTTTGTAAAGAACTTGATATTTCCAAGTGACAGATTGATTTTCATAGCTCCGTTGATTGCTGACAAGATTCCGCCAGAAATGTTGTTGGCAGATAGGGTTACTGACTGCACTTGGGTTATAAAGGCTGATTTGGCAAACAACTGCTTGAGATAGGCTTCTGTAGCCATAAACTTGGTAAAGAATGCTTGGTCAACCTTTAGTTTATCCGCGGTGATTGCTTCTGCTCCAATTCGAGCTGCAGAGATAATACCTGTCGTAATCTTGCCTGCATCAAGACTGGCAATCTTACCACTCGCAATGACACCATCTTGGATATAGGTAGTGCCTGTAATTTGGACGAGTTTTCCATCGATTTTGACCGTCCCATCCTTATTGAGATTAAGTTGGCTCAAAACTGTGCCTGCACTGGTCAGATTTCGAACCGACCACGACCCTGCAAGAGTTGAAACTTGAGTTTGAATGGCATTGACGGCAGCCGTTGTCGCTCGACTTGTTTCTAGATTGCCAACTCGTGTCACAATCCCAGTAGCCGTTTGAACAACCTGACTGATTTGATTGGTGTGATCTCCAATTGTTCGAGTGTGACTGCTTACAGTATCCCGCACTTCATGAAAGGCGGTTACAGTCGTAAAGTCATCTAATGACGGTGTCCAATAGTCTGGAAAAATATCACCAGTTGATACCATTAAGGCTCTCACATGGAACTTACCAGTCTTAACCCCATCAACTCTGACTTGAAGTTCAAAACCTTTAGAGTGTTGGTACATCTCTTGAGTGACGGTAGCGGTCAATTTTATCAAGCGATAGTTGTTACCTGTTGTCAGATTGCTGCTCCATTTATTGTAGAAAGGGTGATACAAATTCCAGTTGGTCCATGTCCAAATATTTTGACTATCCAATATTGGACCTTGAAGTTTCATAGTACGAGTCGTTACAGCAGGGTCAAAGGTAATCTCATCCGCTGAGACATGAACATATAAATGAACTTTTGATCCAACATAAATTCCACTACTATCCCCAAATTGCACTCTTCCTAAAGAGGCTATCCAGTTACTACTCACATTTATCGTCTGATAAGCACTCCATCTATCCGAAGTACCAGCTATCAAGTTGCGATGCGAAACTGAGGTAGGGATTCTGCTTTCCGTTTGACTGATTCGCTGGGTAAAACTATCAGAGGTGGTTCTAACCAAATTCTGCACACTAGTTGTCGTCGCATAGGGTTGGAGAGAACTGCTGGTTAGATAGCCACGACCAGTAATATTGGAATCGACCTGTGACTTGGTTTGGTAACCTTTTGAGTTAATAGCTGATTCAACTTGTGTACTTGTTAGTCGTTGTTCAATTTGCCCAGCCTGTGTACGTATAGTGGATTCTGCACTTGCTACTCGACCAGTCAAGTTATTAAAATCCGTCTTTGCGACTTTCTGTGAAATGGCATCATTGGCAATACGTAAGTCTGCCTTGGTTTGGGTAATCTGACTAGCGTTTGTGTTGGCCTTAGCTAAGGCATTATCAGCGGTTATTTTGACCCCCTCAAGAACAGTCTTATCAGCCTTAAGCAAGATAGATTGCTGTGTTTGTTGGATGGATGTAGTATGTCCTTCGACAGTTCGTTTCAAGTTATTGAAATCCGTTTGACTAACCTTCGAGGATACATCCGAAACTAATTGTCGAATTTGTGTCTCACTACTAGAAATCTTTCCATTTGCTTCGGATAATCTTGTAGAAACCTGCTCCACACCTGACGCTGTTTGCGTGATGAGTGTCCGTTGGGCGGTCAATTCACCAGCTATATCTGATGGATTTTCTGAATAGCCTGTGTCCAGTGAGCTTTTTGCGACTTTCAATCCTGCCACATAGAATTTATTCCCATTTGGGATTGTGCTTGCATTGTACTCCGTTCGAAATTGGAGTGAACCATCAGATATGACATGTACTGTTTTCCAGTAGCGTTTCCAGTCACTTGTAACGGATATAATATCGTCCGATTCCCTCACTCTTGCGACTGGAGCACGATAAACACTCGAACCCGTCCAAATCGATGAGACCTTAATGGAGGATAGAGGTTGATTTGCTTTGGCATAAAAGCTAAAAGTAATGATATCTCCTGCTTTCACAACAATATTCTGATGACTTCCGTTAAACCCTGCTTGGGTTGAACGAACAACCAGTCCTCTGAAATTCTCTGTTTCGGTAGACCAGTTGTTTCCTAAATGCCAGGCATTTCTTCTATTCGACCAATCACGAGTACCAGTCATCAAATTTAGGCCATCTAGGCTAGTTGGAATTTTCGCATCCACCTGACTGAGTTCAGTTGTAATGCGATTCCCCAATTGCGTAATAGACGACTCGGCAGTTTCGATTCTCTGTTTCGCTTGGTTAAAATCACTGGTTTTAACACGCTGAGAAATTTGGTCTGCTTGTACTTGAATCATGGATTCTGCACCGGATACTCGACCAGTCAGACTATCCACCAGTTGCTTACTCGCAAGAAGTTTTATATCCTCCTTGGTTTGCGAGAGATTGGTACTGACAGTTGCCAACTGTCCACTCAACAGTGATTTTGCTACATCTACCAATCGACTAGCTTCAGAGATAGCTTGTGATCTTGCTGTCGCAATCTTTGTCTCTGTCTGACTACGCTCCGTTGAAGTCAATCGGTTAGCCTCATTAATGGCATCAAGCTTGGCTTGTTCTGCTCTCCTGAGGGCTTCAGTCGCCCCAGTTTGAGCCTGTTCTGCCTTCAGTTTGGCTTCTGTGGCTAGGTTGGTGTTTACCCCAGCCTTTGCCAATAAATCACGAGTTGTGCGTTGCTGCTCCTCTTCCTGTTGTCGCATCTGTTGATGAATAGAAGAAAGTTCACTATCAATGCTGGCCTTTAATCGATCCGCATAGACCTCCCCATGACTTTGAGCCTGTTCGATAGCGTTATCGATGGCTACTTGACGTTTCTCAAATTCTGCTTCAAAGGCTCTGTTGGCATTTTCAATGGCAATTTCAACGGCAACATCCTCACTCCGCTTATTCCCATCAAGGAGATTATTTGCTAGGGTAGTCAAGCTACCGCCAGTTTTACCTGTTCCGATACTTGCCTTATCATCAAATGTGATAAAGCGGTAATTCTTTGCTAAAGGATCATAATCATAGGCGATGGCTTTCTTCCTCACATCAATCCCGTGTAGCTTGCTTTTTAAAGTCACTGTATCGCCTAGATGAACCGTTTGACCATCTAACTCGAATGCCTCAATGATGATGGCATCTTTTGGCTTATCAATTCCCTCTAAGCGAAACTTGCTACTAGCCCACTCTATTAACTCTTGACGAGTTCTGACGCTATTATTTGTATAGGTCACTTCATTGATGAAAGGATAGAAGTTAATCAACGGACTATCTACAGTGACTTGAAGTACAGTCTCCCTATCCTGCCCCTCTTGTTTGAAGCTTGAAGTGGCATGGATACGAGTGATAACCTGTGAACTTTCTTTGGTTCGTTGATACTTTTTCAAATTGTAGTGAGTAGAGATGACTACCCCACTGTCTTGTCCTCGCTCACCCTTTATAGTTAGGGCAAGATTATCACGAACCAATTCTCCCTCCCAAGTTCCAAGGATAGAGTGTTTACCATCCAATAGTGTGGAGTACAGAGTCTGTTCCTGGTCCGTTGTATAGGTTCTGTTCTTGACAATGTCGCTGGTAAAAGAAAAATCCCCCAATGGAGACTTGCTTGCCATGACCATGCTTGATAGTGCTGTTGCACAGGGTACCTGTTCACACCTAAATGGCGATACTAACCTCGTCATGATGTCATCTGAAATGTGATAGGCCACAACTTCAAGACTGGTGTCTCCTTCGATGACTTTCTTAATCCGAAACAACTGGTGTCCCAATACTGGAACTGGGCTACGAACGAGGTAGTCCTCTTTTAACTCTCGAAATAATCCGCTATCTGTGATCGGATAGGTAAAGTTCAGGACAAAATCCCCATTCAAGGTTTCTTTGACACTTGCCTTAATGGTTTCTGGGAGTGGTTTCCCATGCCATTTTGCCGTTCGAACTGTTTTGTCTAATAATGATAGCACTATGCCCACCCCCAATTCGTTTCTATTGTTAATGATGTGATGCCAGAACCTAAGACAACTCCAACTGAATCATTTCTACCTGCATCAATGGAGATAAAATCACCAGACCATTTTACAGGCTGACCTCTTTGTGTCTTAAAACTTGGCTGACTAGGATTATTATCCATAATGAGTGTTTCTTGTAATCGCTCCAAGCGGATGACATCATCCCCAATCGTAAAGCTAGTTTCACTACTTGAGTTGCCGCTTATGGTAATCTTTGGAAAAGCAATGGCTGAACCTTGACTTCTCAAAGTACCACTAGTCCTAAACACCTGCGAGGTCGTCGTTTTGAACCACTTAGTTGGGTGACAAGAAAAAATAACCTTAAGCTCATACACACCCATCTTATCCTTTTGAACTGGAGTATGCTGAACCTTGTAACACCAAAAGCGTATGGTCTTGAAACTAGCGTTCTCAAGCCAAAATCCTTCTTTCAGAAATAGCTTCAAAAATGAAAATAACTGTTCTTCACTAGGTTTTACAAGATAAAGGGTGTAGCTCAGTTCCATGACACTTCTGCGAGGATTGGTTTGAAGAACCGCTCCTGACAGGCCTTGGTGTTCTATCAATTGAGTCTTACTTTCACTTACTGTGATTGAAGGACTTTCTTCCACGATTACCTTAAAAGGAAAACTAGACGTGGATACTCCACCAATGGTTAATGCATTATGTCTAATCATGGTTTCACTCCTCTCAATCCTTGTTGACGTTCTAATTCATACACTAGTTTTTCTCCAACCATCTCCGCTAGTCGGTAAAGATCAGTCTCTTCTCTGACTGTGTTACCTGTAATAGTGATGTGAATGGGTGGTAGGTTGCTTGTCATGGTCTTTGCGATTCCTCGACCAATGGCACCCAAGGTTTGTTCATTCAAAGGTAACACCGCTTCTTTTCCTGCTTCACCACCAACCATCAGGCTATTGCCATTCATTCCAAATGCGGTTGGTTTGGTTAGAATACCACCTTTGGCATACCAATCGATGGAAATTCTAGGAATTCCACCCTTCAACCAATCAAGAGGATTGGCAGACCCAGACACCCTAAAGTGAGGGAGGGGGATATGCGGCCAGCGAATTTGGAAGTTAAAGAGATTTTTGATGGCATTGATAGCGTTACTCACGGCATCTTTTGCCCCATGGATGGCATTTGAAATGGTATTCTTGACACCATTCCAAACGGATGACACCGTGCTTGAAATGCCATTCAAGACACTAGAGACCGTGTTTCGGATACTGTTCCAAATATTGGAGACTGTTGAGCCGATGTTAGATAAAATACTGGATATGGTCGATTGGATTGCTGACCAAATGGATGAAACGACTGAACTGATAGCTGTCAGTAAATTTGAGATGGTATTCTTGATACCTGTCCAAGCAGTTGAGATGTACTGGGTGATGAAATTGAGGGCTAAGGAAATAAGGGACTTGATGCCCTCCCATGCCATTGATAAGACCTGTTTGATGGTTTCCCAAGCGCCAGTCCAATCACCAGTGATAACCTGCATGACTGCCTTGATGATACCAAGTACCACATTGATAGCAGTCTCGACCACAATCTTTATCATCTCCAAAGCGGCTGTGATGATGAGTTTGATATTCTCCCAACTTGCTTGGATGAGCGGTCCAAGAATAGTCATCACCGTTTGAATAACCGTAGTGATGGCATTCCATACCGTGGTTGCAGCATTTAGAATCAATTGCTGGTTTTCAGTCCACCATGTGGTTAGCGTTCCCCAGATGGACATAACAAAACTAGAAATCTGCTGGATGATCATGGACAGAAAGGCATGGATACTATTCCAGATTTCCGTCACAGCCGTTCGAAAGCCTTCGTGATTCGTCCAGAGTTCTTTTAACCCAACAATCAGTAAGGTAATGGCAGCTACAATACCAACAATAATCCCCACAATTGGCAAAAATGCCGTTATCATTCCAACAACGGTTGTCCCCATAGCGGCTGCCGCAACCTGTAAGCCCAAGAAAACAGGAAGTAACATCCCTACCACAGCTAAAATTCCTGTGAAGATAATGACAACTTCCTTGATGGGACTGGATAAGTTGGTAAACCAAGTCGCTAGTTGACTAATAATGTCTGCCAAACTTTGGAAGACTGGAATAAGCATCTCCAGAATCGGTTGACCGATTGCTGCTAAAGCATTAGTTCCAGACTGTCTTAGGTTACCCAGAACGTTTTCCAGTCCGTCTGATTCCCTTGCAGCTTGCCCCAAGGCTCCCGAGAGTTCATTGCCGTCCTCTACCATTTGAAGGAGGGTTAACTGCTTCTGAGCTTCTGATAGTTCATTGAAGGACTTTCCATAGAGCTTGTTTGCCGCTGCATTACGAGTGGTTTCTGTCGCAGAAATACCTAGAGCTGCGTCATTTTCATAGTTTCCTTTGAGGAAGGACTGTAGGTTTTCGGTGACTTCTTCGATGGATTTGTCGTAAAATGCTGCCCCATCAGCCGCTGCTCTGGTGGCACGAGTGGTCAGATCCAAAGCTTGAGCCGTATCCATTCCAGAGGTTTTGGCAAAGGAAGCCATCTGAGTGAAGGAGCCTTGAAGACGCTCTGGAACAATGTCCATCTCTTCCCCAATCATATTGAGGGCATCCTTAGCAGAATTCTCCATATCCCCAAATACGGTAGAGAATTGGGCATTGCTGGCTTGAAGTTGAGCTGCCGCAGACATGGACTCTGTTCCGACTTCGAAGATTTTCTGAGAGATGTCTGCTAGCTTCTCACTGGTCGCTTGAAGTGCCTCAGCCCGAATGGTGTCAGACATGGCTTTCATGCCATCTTGAGCACCATCGGCAGAGGATTTGGTCTCATCCATCTCGTTGTTCAGGTTATTGAGAGCGGTCTTTGCTTGGTTCAACTCAGCTTCCATCTTATTGGCTTCAATGGAATTCTCACCATATTCACTCTTTGTCAGGGCTAGTTGCTTTTCGAGATTGGAAATTTGTTTAGAAACAATTTCTGACTGTGCTCCAATCTTTTGTTGGGCTATGGCATTACGTTCTGCTTCGGAACTACTGGATGTCAAAGCACTTTCTTGTAACTCAAATTGAGACGTGACCTTGTTCATCTCACTTGCTAACTGCCCCTGCTCCACTTGGAGTTTATCTAATTGTTGAGCCGCTGAACTACTAGCTCGACCGTGATTCTCAAGTGTTGATGACACATCAGCTAACTTAGTTTCATAGGACGTTAGCAACCTTTGAGTAGTTTCCACCTCACGTTGAAAGGCACGGTACTGGTCTGCCCCAATATCCCCAGCCTTAAATTGAGCTTCCACCTGTGATTGGGCTTGACGGAGCGTTGCCAATTTTTCTTTGGTTGTCTCGACTTGTTTTGCCAAGACTTCCTGCTTTTGAGTAAGGAGGGTGACATTGCCTGTATCAAACTTGAGAGCCTTATCAATTTGTCTTAGTTCTTTGGTAGCTTCAGATGCTTGTTTGTTTACACCCTTTAAGGCATCTTGTAAGGGTTGAGTATCGCCACCAATTTCAATCGTAATTCCCTTTATGTTTCCTGCCATAGTCCCTCCTTTCTACCATCAGAAATTATCAAAATCAGCTTGAGTTGCTGGGCGTGTTTGAGAAGTTTCTCGAGTACGCATCTCCACATAGTCCGTTTGGTAGTCAAGTGCCATCCCAATAGAGATATGTTTTAAATCGTCAATAGTCAGACCAGTCTCCTTACAACAGGAGAAATAACTCTCTACTGTGAAGATTTCTTCACTCGCTGTTTCTGTTTCATCTGCTTTTTTCTGGTTGACATCCCTTGGTTCAACATATTCATCAAGACAGGGGCTACTTCCTGCACTGGAAATTCTTCCATCTCCATATAAAAATCCACAAATGGTTTCACTCGTGGATTGGCTGACTTCGCAAAAACCCAAAAGATTCGATGGAAAAATGTCATATCGAAATCAGACAGAATAGAAACATCAATATGATGTGCCTGTAATTCCTCTCCATCTTCTAACTGGTCAAGTTTTGCCAAGATTGCTTCACTATTGACCATCGAGAATAAGTCTTGGAAATAGTCCTTACCAAACTGCTCTTTATAAGCAATTGGTGTGTAGGCATTGGTTGCTAACTCGTAGGTCGTTCCTGCTATAGTAATGCTTTCTCTCATTGCCTTCTCCCTTACTTACGAGGTTCAAAAACTGCCTTGAACCAGTTTTCACGAATCTCATCGCTCGTTTCCTCTGTTGTTCGTCGACGTACAACCTTATCAAGTGGGCGAGGACTGGCAGTAAAGGTCAACTCTACCTCATTGATATCTGAACCAGACTTGGTTTTTGAACCAACAGTCGGACGAGATGCGTAACAATAATACAAAACGTGTAATGTTTCTTTTTTATCCCCTTCAAAACGGAACATCAATGCAAAATTTTTCTTTTCGCTGTTTGCGATTTCTGAAATGGTATTTGTCGTCGCATCCAACTGCTCTCCGAGGACTCGAGTCAAAAATTCCTGCGTTAGAAGAGCAACTTTTAGTGTTCCTTCGTAACCATCGTTTGACTCCGTTGTATAAAAATTGATATTGTCTGCCTTATAAGAACCCTTGTCTCCTGTTGGTTCAAGGGTTAATTCTGCAGCACCACGAAGTCGTTCTACATTGCCGTATGTCAATGTACCATCAGAACCTTCGCTTGTAACTTCTGCCCAATGGACATCTTGTAGTCCAAAGGTGACCTTATTCTTTTCAGCCATATTATCCTCCATGTAATGTGATGTAATAGGTTACTTGGTAGATTTTCTCAGATGAGATATAGGTCTCTACTTTTTCAAAATAAATAAGGTGGCTGTCTAATAATGACTCCACCTTTTGTTCAGCTGCTAAATCTTTCTTTATGGTATAGAGTTCCAATTGCAGATTATTTTGCTTATGATAAGTCCAATTGTCTGCACCATGATTATCTGAATCAGTGACCAAATAAACCATATACGGTGGTCTTGGACGACTCCCTTCTTCAAAATGATGGTAGGCGAGTGGGAGCTGTAATTCTTTGAGAATGGAGTACATTTCGCTCAGTAACATGTCATATCACACTCGCTTTCTCAGCTTTTCTTCTAAGGATTGTATTGCTTGTTTCTCAACAGGTGCGATATGCTTAATTCCCTCAACTCGCCCACCAGAGCTTTTGGCATGACCATTTTCTAACAGATGCGTCAGGCCTGGCGTTCGATTATGAATGGTCTTGGTTAGACCTGTCCTGGTATCAATCGTTGCTTTACTCTTCCACCCTTTGGCATAGAAACCACTCTTTCTAGGTGACGTTGCTTTCAAGGTTACGATGGATTCCTCGGTGACTTCCTCTACAACTTCACGCATCACCTCTGTTGTATCCTCTACAAATTCCGCCAGCTCATTTTCGATGGCAGTTTCAAGTGCATCTAGTTCAATTCTAGTCATAACTCTCCTCCCTAATGGCGACGATGTAAATCAGTTTACGTGGTACTGTATCTCCATCAATAGACTCAATCTCATAGGTTTGACCACGAAATTGAATGTGAGTCGTTAAAGAATGAAGTCCAAGAATTGCCTTTTCATACCTGAGGGTGAACTGGACTTTCTCTTGTTCCAGTTTCGTCACACTCCCATCCCTTTCGGTCAAGGTGAGAGGACGACAAGAGCACCACCGGTCAAATAAAGGTATCCATGTCGAAGTTTCATTGCCAATCTCATCTTGAACAATCTGTCGAATCTGAAATGACAAGCGTTCCCTCAACGGTGCAATCTTCATCAGAACACATCCTTTCGTTCAGACAACAACAAATGGTAGAGAGTCTCTTTCAACTCCTTATGATTGGCATCTTCTCTGTGTTCATAAAGATAGGCAACCCCATAAAGGATTGCCATCTTTAGAACGTCTGAATAAATTGATTGTCGCAAAATATCTTCGCAGAGTTGTTGACTGGTTTCAAGTAACTGCTCAATCAGTCCATCCTCATCATCATGTTCCACTTTGAGATACTGTTTTGCTTCTGCTAAACTAACCATGCCTACTTAGCCTTTACTGTTAGTGTCTTCACGGCTTCAGGTAGGACTAACTTCCCATCAACACGTTGTGAAGCAAGAAAACCAATCTGTCCATTATTGGCATAGAGTTCGTTCAAACGTTTGAAGGTACGTCCCTGACGGTCCGCAATCCAATAATATGAGAAATCACCAAATGCAATGGCCTTGTTTCCTGCTTCAGGAAGTGGGGCAAAGGTTGAGGTATAGTATGGACGATTTAGAATTAAATCCGGTTGTCCAGCTTGTGTAGACGGTTGCCAGATGTAATTACCATTATTGTCCTTGAGTTTACGGATAGCTTTGACAGTCGTATCATGTAATATCCAAACTGCGTTCTTACGATAGGGTGCTGGTAGAGAATGATACAGTTCAATCATGTCATCAAAAGTAATATCCTTTGTAGCAGTCGTTGGACCTGTAACTTCTGCCTGAGTAAAGATACCTGTCGGTTTCTTAGAACCATCACCAATCAAGAATGCCTTTTCTTCTTCCGTTCCAATTCGACGAGCAAATTCAGCTGTCATATAGGATTCAAGGTCAAAGACTGAATCGTTTAGCAACTCTTCTGAAATGCGAATGGCAGTACCAATCTTATGAGAGTCGAGTGTCACCTGACCAAAGGTTTCTTCTGTTTCTGGATATAAACCATTTTCATCCATCCATGAGGCTGATCCATGTCCAGTCACAACAGGAATCTTTCGCTCACCACTAGATGTTTTGATAACAGTCGCAAGGCTACGGAAGAAATTCTCTTCTTGTAATCCTTGAACCAGTTTCTTCTCATACTCATCAGGAACCAGATGACCACCTTCGGTATCTTCTCCAACTCGAAGGACATCTTTGACATCAAAGAAGTGACGTTTACGAACACTTGTCCAAAATGTCTTGGCATAGCTATCTGAAGCCACACCCTTCTTTTCCTCTTCAGTAGTCTTGTCATTCAGAACTGTAGTGGGCTGCCCAATTAGAGCCTGTGAGGCTGGTTGAGCAAGTTCAAGGTCAATCTTTTCTTGTCGCTCCAATCGAGCAATCTCTTGATTGTAGAGGTTGATTTTTGCTTCCATGTCATCATAGCGTTTGGAATCTTCCTCTGATACAAGTCCATCTTCTGTTCGAACAGAATCAAGGAAGGTTTTTGCTTGTTGCCAAGCTAGGTTACGTTTTTCTTTCAATTCAAGTAATTTAGACATCAGTTCATATTCCTTTCGTTATTTGAGCAAATTCAATCGTTTTTCCAACTGATTGATAGGGATTGTTTTCTTTGGTTGTTGGACTTCAAGCTTCGCCTGCATTTTGACAAGTAAATCTTGTTGGGCAGCAGTTCGACTGAAAGAATAACTCTCAATATCCATTCCATGTTCCCCTTGTTTGTCAAAGAGAATCTTGTCCGCAAAGCCCAGTTCAACAGCCTTTTTGGCATTGAACCAAGACTCTGAGTCCATGAGGTGTGATAGCTTAGTTCTTGAAAGTCCTGTTCTTACTTCGTAGGCATTGATGATGGATTCCTTAATCTCTCCCAACATTTCAATGACCTTCTGCATATCCTTGGCTTCACCTTGTGCCACAGTCCAAGGGTTGTGAATCATCATCATGGCAACTGGACTCATAGAAACCGTTGTACCTGCCATGGCAATGACACTAGCAGCACTTGCGGCTAAGCCATCAATCATTACATGGACATCACCTTTGTAATCCATCAGCATGTTATAGATTTGAGCAGCCGCAAAAACATCACCCCCTGGACTATTAATCCAGAGGGTGATGTCTCCGTTTCCTGCATGTAAATCATTTTTAAATACTTGTGGTGTGACTTCATCGCCAAACCACGTCTCATCAGCAATCTGTCCTTCAATACGAAGTGTTCGACCACTATCATCTTCTGTAAAATTCCAAAACTTATGCATCCGTATCCTCCTCAGATTGAGTTTCTTGTTCTACCGGTGCTTGTTTCATAAAGCCACCCGCATCATTCAATTTCGTCATGTTTCCATTTATCAAGTAGAGATTACCTCCTTCCTCATCTGAGAGGAGGTTTAAGTCCTCAAGTTCACGTATATCATTTGTCGACAGCCAGCCATTTTGTCTCCCAATCGCATAACCATTCATTCTACTCTGATAGTCACCACGAAGAAGACCATCCACATTAAACTTTACAAAGTAGGTTTTCTTTTCTTCAGGTAAAAAAAGAGACCTCTTGAAAGCCTGTTCGAGACGAACTACCCAAGGGTCTAAGGTGTATTTAACAAATTCTAGAGATTGTTGCTCAATGTTTGAAAATGAGGATTTCTCCAAGTCGCCAACCATATGAGGTGGAATGCGGTAGAGCCTTGCAATTTCATTGATTTGAAATTTTCTTGTCTGAAGAAACTGAGCTTCTTCAGGTGGAATGCCTACTTGAGTGTATTTCATCCCTTCCTCAAGTACTGCCACCTTATGTGCATTGGTTACCCCATTATAGACTGCATTCCATGAATCTCTCACTCGTTTTGGATCTTTGAGAATACCTGGGTGTTCCAAAACGCCACCTGGATTTGCACCATTTTTAAAGAATGATGCCCCGTAGTTTTCCGTAGCCAAGGTCATACCGATAGCATTTTTGGCAAGGGCAATTGGAGAATAACCGATCAAGCCATCAAAACCCAGACCAGGAACGTGGAGAACATCTTCTGCTCTCAAGATAGCATCACCCTTTTCCTTAAAGTTAGGATTTTCTTCTGACTGACGCTTGTATTTGTAATAGAGCTTTCCGCTTTCGTCCCGATGAACAGACATCTTATCTGGTAAGAGTGGGTAAAGACTGATTACCTGTCCACTCCTATCTCGGATAATCTGGACATAGGCATTGCCCCATATCAGAAGATGGGTCATCAAGGTTTCTCTAAAGACAAAGGATGACATCTCAGGGTTAGGTTCATCATGCAAAAGAAAATAAAGGGGATGTTCCACCTTCTTCTCCTTTCCAGTTGCCGTTCTCTCATATACATGAATGGGTAATGAAGCAACTGCTTCAGCTAAGATACGGACACAAGCATACACAGCTGTCGTCTGCATAGCTTTAAACTCATCCACATTCTCCCCACTGGTCGTTCGTCCAAACAGATATGAGAAGTCCTGACCTTCATAACTATTTCGTGGTTTATCTCTAGCACGCTTACGTCCCAGTAAATCTACTAGTCCCATAGTTCCTCCTTTTGAGTACGAAAAAAGCACCTCAATTGAAGTGCTTCTCGTTTATTCTTAGATGGTTTTCATCTCTCCTTCTTCAAGAAGATACCAAGTTCAATCACTTTCTTGAAGTTGTATCCTCAATAAGAAAAGTTTTAATGATTCCGAATGTATTCTAAAATTGCATCATAATCTAATTCTGATGAAGCTACTCCAAGTCCTAGCTTCACTACTTCATCATCAGTCTGATTTAACACAATGCCATTTAATTCTAGGAAAATAATCATGACAAAAACTCCAATTCGCTTGTTCCCATCAAGGAAGGCATGATTATTAACTAGCGAATAACAAAGTCTAGCAGCCTTTTCTTCAATACTTGGATACTTCTCAACACCAAAATATGTACTAAAAGCTGAAGATAGTGAAGATTCTATTAAACCAACATCCCTAACACCATCTAAACCCCCAGTAGCTTGAATTAACCTAGTGTGTAATTCAATAACCTGTTCAACAGTTAATACTTTCATTTTGCCAATTCCTTAAATGCATCAAGATGGCGTGATAAAACTGAAGTCGCAACTTCATCCAAAGTTGATTGTTCAACAACCGTAGGTGTTGCCTGTTCCTCTTTAATTAGACTCTGATAGTCCACTAATACATACTTTGGTGTGTTATTTTTCAAAATTACTGCAGTACCATTCGTATCGACCATACGAGCTACCTTAGAAAAGTTTTGATTTGCTTCAGAAATAGAGACTAAGTTTTCGATATTGATTTGCATGGTAATATCCTCCTTTTCTCTATTCTACCACTTTTTAGGATATATTCAACCTATTTAGGTTGTTTTCATCCTAAAAACTCAATATTCCACGTTCATCATAGACACTCCCATCATCGGTTTGATGACGAATACAACGGTCCAGTCCCATAATGAGTGCTACAATACCGTCAATCTTCTCGACTGACTTTTCCTTATCAGGCTTGATATTGCCAGCAGGGTCTTGTCTCATGACTACGTTTTGTCCCATCCATTTCAGAACTGGATGCCCACCATGTTGAATCTTGCCTTCCATCATCAGTTTATAGAGTTCCTTTGAAGGTGGACTCATATCCTTGTATCCCTGACCGAAAGGCACCATGGTCAAGCCCATACCTTCTAGATTCTGAACCATTTGTGTCGCATTCCAACGGTCATAGGCTATTTCCTTGATATGATAAATTTCCGATAATTCTTCAATAAACTTTTCGATGAAACCATAGTGAACAACATTCCCCTCCGTAGTTTTGATGTAGCCCTGACGCTCCCAGACATCGTACAGAACATGGTCACGTCGACATCTCAGTTCCAGTGTATCCTCAGGTAGCCAAAAGTATGGCAGTACGATATAATTTTCCTCTTCAAATCTAGGAGGAAATACCAAGACAAAAGCTGTTATATCGGACGTACTAGACAGGTCTAGCCCTGCATAGCAACTACGACCCTTGAGGCTTTCATATTGAATAGGATCATTTCCCTTGGCATAGACATGTTCAGGAATCCAAGCAACGCTTGAGCTTGTCCACATATTTAGACGAAGCTGCTTAAAGACATTCTCTTCTGCTGGGTTATCAAGTGCCTGTTGGTAGGCTTCTCTAACACGGTCAATCCCAATAGTATGTCCTAGTGAAGGGTTGGCTCTTCTCCAGTTTGCTTCATCATTCCAATCATCTTCATCGGATAATCCATAAACCACTGGATAGAATGAAGTATCCTTCTTTCTACCATTCAGAATATCCAATGCTTTGGAATGCAATTCGTAACAGATAGAGTTTCTATCCGTTCCAGCTGTTGTGATAATAAAAAAGAGGGGTTGTTCCCTTGCGTCTCCTGACCCCTTGGTTAATACATCATACAAATGACGATTAGGCTGAGCGTGGATTTCATCAAAGACCAAGCCAGATACGTTTAGTCCATGCTTTGTCCCAGTCTCTGCAGAAAGAACTTGGTAAAATCCCGAATTGGAATAATTCACTATCCTCTTTGTCGCCCCCATAATCTTTGAGCGTTTCTCAAGCGGTCTACTCATCTGTACCATCTGTTTGGCTACATCAAACACGATTGACGCTTGGTTTCGGTCACAAGCCGCACCATAAACTTCTGCACTGGCTTCATTATCCGCATAAAGTAGATAAAGAGCGATAGCCGCTGCTAGCTCAGACTTACCATTCTTCTTTGGAATTTCTATATAGGCTGTTAAGAACTGACGGTTACCATCTTCTTTCACAATCCCAAATAGGTCACGGATAATCTGTTCCTGCCACGGCAACAAATCAAATCGCTTTCCTGCCCACTTGCCTTTGGTATGGGAGAGGTTATTGATAAATGTTACTGCCCTATCAGCCTTTACCTTATCATAGTGTGAGGTTGGAAGCATGAATGGACTTGGTTCATAATGATAGCTCATAAAATTCCTCCTAACAAATCCTCCATTTCATCACCAGTACCAACTTCCGCATCCATAGTTGCTAAACGATTACGTGCTGATGGTGTTAAACCAAACTGTTCACAGAATTTAAGCATGATTTTTAAGTTAGTCTGGCTGATAGAGACTTGAGGGACTTGTTGGAGATAGCCATTCGGGGTTTTGATAATGGAGCCATGCTTGGAAAGGAACTCTTCTGCCTCTTTCCAGCGAGCGTATGCTTGACAATAACCAGCAAATGCAGTCATGTCCATTTCAGTCAAAATTCCCATCTGTTCGAGAATTTTTCCCATCCGTTTCCACTCCTTCTTTGCATCATCTTCAAGCCACTGTGGGCAACGTGGGGCTTTTTGTTTAGGTTTGACTTCATTCGTAGGAAGTGGTCGCTTACCAGGATTTCCCTCAAGTATTTTCATATTCGTTGGCTTTGGTTTTCGCCCCCTGATTGCCACAATCTCACCTCCTTTAGAGTAAGAAAAAAGAACTCAATTCGAGTTCCTTCCTAAAGTTCATTAAAGTTATCAAGAACAGCCTGACAAACTGTTCTATCAATGTCGTCCATGTTATCTATTTCATTCCCATATCTATATTGGTAGATATATTCACCATCACGTTTTATTGTCAGAATTCTAATCCAAGCACCGTCTATATTTCTCGGGTCTGTTGTATCTTCACGGAGAAATTCACAAACGTAATGCCTATCACCAACCGTTCGAGTCATTATTTCCCACATCTTACTTTACCTTTTCCACGATATCTATTCCATATAAAACATTCAGGCAACTGCCATTTTCCCACTTAACTAAGAGTGAGCCAATGTCATCCACTCCAATAACTGTACCAAGTGTTCCTTTAGGAACTGGATGTGGATCATCCATTTTTACTAATCTAACCTTTGTACCAACCGGATAGATTGTCTTTAGGTTATTGAAAATTTTTGTGTCCATGTTATTCTCCAAACATATCGAATGCCCACTTGACAGCGTGACCAAGATCCGTAACAATTATTGATTCCATGTATATGCGATTAAGTCGGCATTCAAATAGTTCAAATTCTTCAAGGCTATCAACGATTTCGTAAATCTCAACTACTGTTTCTTTGTCTCCTTTGGATGCAACGATAACCCATTCCTTGTAAGGAATGATGCTTGCGGTTGTTGGGTAGATTTCATAGAGTTTTTCAAGTGTTGTTGTCATGGTTTTGTTCTCCTCTACTTTTGTTGTGTACATATTAACTCTAAAGGAGACTTATATCCAGTCATTAATAGATTATTTTGAAGATATATTTGATAATTATTCGTTTGCTAATATGGAAGTCGCTTCAGCAAAGGTCAAAGTCTGTCCATCACGCAATACCGTTACGTTATCATTTCCTGTTGACTCTATAAAACGTTTTACAATGACATCCACAAACTTCTCATCCAACTCAATGCCGTAACAAACCCTTCCAGTTTGGTCTGCAGCCATTAGGGTTGAACCAGAACCAAGGAATGGATCTAGGACAAGCGTCCCACGCATCGATGAATTTTGAATTGGATAGGCCATCAGAGGAATTGGTTTCATCGTTGGGTGGTCTTTACTTGATTTTGGACGGTCATATTCCCAAATGGTTGTCTGTTTACGGTCACTGAACCACTGATGTTTTCCCTTTTGTTTCCAACCAAAGAGACATGGTTCATGTTGCCACTGGTAGGGACTACGCCCAAGAACTAATGAGTTCTTCTTCCAAATACAACACCCACTGAGATAGAAACCTGCATCTTTAAATGCCTTTCGGAAGTTCAGTCCTTCCGTATCTGCATGGAATACATAGATTGAACCATCAGACTCCATATGTTTTTCTACTTGAGTGAACATATCAAAGAGAAACTGGTAAAAGTCACTATCAGGCATATTGTCATTGAGAATCTTTCCAGCTGTTTCTTCTACATTAACATTATAGGGAGGGTCAGTCACAACCAAGTTTGCCTTTTTATCACCTAACAGTTGGTCATACGTTTCAGCTTTAGTTGAATCGCCACAAATCACTCGATGCTTACCAAGTTGCCAAATGTCACCTCGTTTTGAAAAGGTCGGTTTCTTCAATTCCTCTTCAACATCAAAGTCATCATCTGATAGGTCTTTATCATGGACATTTGATAGGATATCGTCAATTTCTGGTGGTTCAAAACCAGTCAGGTCGAGATTGAAATCTGACTCCTGTAAATCCAAAAGCAAGTCCGCCAAAAGCTGGTCATCCCATTGACCGGTGATTTTATTAAGGGCAATGTTTAAGGCCTTTTCATCTTCCTTGGATAAATCGACAATGACACATTTGGCAGTTTCATAGTCTAAGTCCTTCAATACAGTTAATCGTTGATGGCCACCAATAACCGTCAAATCTTTATTGACGATGATGGGGTCAACGTAGCCAAACTTGAGTAGGCTTTGCTTAATCTTTTCATACTCCTTGTCACCCTTTTTGAGTTTTTTTCGAGGATTGTAAGAGGCTGGGTGTAGTTCAGATAATCGAATCTCTCTAATTTCCATTGTTGGTTGACTTGTCATTGGTTTCTCCTTTATAAAATCGTGATTGAATGTAACACGAATGGCTACAATATTTTCTATTTGGATTGGCATAAGATAAAAATAACCTACCACATTGTTGGCAAGTCAAATCTTCATATGCGGTTTTTGATTTATCGTGTTCGTCAGAATGAGTGGTCCACCAAACCTTACGACACTTATCCGAACAGAACTTCTTTGGTCTTCCAGTTTTTTGGATTGATAGTAGCTGATAACACTGTTGGCAGCGAAGTCCATCATTCTGGTCGGCTTTTGCCATCTGCTTTGTCGCAGCACCATGACCAAGCAATGCTGGATTTCGTTTACAGTATTTCTTAACGGAATCTCTAGACAGTCCTGTAGCCTTACCGATTAAGCCATAGCCAAGACCTTCTGCTCGCATTTTCCAGATTTGTTTGCGTTGACTTTCGTCCATTTGTTTTCCTTTCCAGCAAAAAAGGACTAAAAACAACTATTTTCTACATTGTTTCTAGCCTTTTTCACTATTTTATTACTAAAATGACATACTTGGGAACGCTACATCCCCACATTAGAAACGTGATAACGGTGGGAAGGAACGTCAAAATGAAGCGATTTTAATGTACCCGCTTGCGAATTTTGCGAAATTGCACGTTTGAGGGGGCGTCGGTCTTTGTGCCACAAGGGTTTAGAGATTTTGTCCCCCCTCCCCCATAGGGTTAAAAATTGGATACTTTTGTAACGAAACTCCAAGACTAAAATCGATACGTATACTCCACATATCGGTCAGTCGTCTTGGTCTTCCTGTCATGACAAGACTTACAAAGTGCTTGCCAGTTAGATTGATTCCAAAAGAGGTCTTGGTCACCTCGGTGGGGTTTGATATGGTCAACCACTGTTGCTTTGGTTAATCGACCTTTGAATTTGCATTGAACACAGAATGGATGAACTTTTAAGTAACGAAGTCGTACTTTATTCCACTGGGCATTGTATCCTTTGGCTTTGGTTGACTTGGTATCCAGTTGGTAGTTTGCTTTATGGTTCTCACAATACTTGTGACCATAAGGTACTAGGTTAGGACAACCATTTTGTTTACAAGGTGTGCTTGGTCTTCTTGGCATTTTTCCTCCAAAGAAAAAGCACAATTATTCTAGGTAATTGTACTTTACTAATCTATTTATTGCCCTACAAAACAACGTCCATTCTCTTGGAAAATTATTATCCCCCGAGCAATTGTAGGTTCTTCCATTCATGACAAATGATACATTCCACTGAGTACCATCTAAAATCTCCATCTCATTTGAATAATATTCCTTCCATTCAGATATTTTCACACGTTTTAATTGATTTAAGAAGAAAAATAATCGGAGATTGGAGATTGTTATTATCTCTGCTTCTGTCTCAGGAAATTTTTGGATACTTACCAATTTTTCTTCTACGTTAATGTCAATTGAAATCATCGGCAACATGAAACTAAAAAGTGATACGGTTATAGAGGATACTTGAGGATTGGGCATATGAATACTTTATTATTTTTCATTTTTTTAAACTATTTAATACTAATGTCTTTTATAATAGCTTTTCATATATTATATAATCAATCTTTATAAGTCCTTTTATAAATTTCTTTTCTACCATTTTCGATAAATTCCTGTTTAATATTTTTAATTCCATAAACAATAGTTTCAATAGGATAATATTCTTCAACTATATCTTGATATTCTTTTGCTTTCTCAATATCTATATTTCCATACATTCTTAATATATCTTCTCCAAAATTTGTTCCTATTTCTTCTTCACTATCTTCAAGTAAGTATATAAAATCACAATATTCATCTATAATTCCAGAATCTCCAAAATCAATTATTCCAGTTAATCTATTATTGCCATCTAACAATAGATGATTACAACTAAAATCATTATGGCATAAACACTTTTTACCCTCAAAAACTGTTGTTGCATTTAGTCTTTCCATAAAACTTTCTATATAATCTTTTTCTATATCAGTTAAATCATTATAAATAGTTTCACGCAACAATATATACTCTTCTAATACATTTTGTTTATTATCAATAGTACATTCACTAATATCTGTATAATCTAAACCGTGCATTTGTCTTAAAAAACTGGCAATATCTCGTTTTAACAAATTTTGTTCTTCTTCTGACATAGTAGAATAAATTTCTGGTGTTAAAAAAGTTCCTTTAATTTCTTTATAACCTAGTATAGATAATTCATCACTAATATACGAATATTCAATATTAGGAATTTTTACATTAGTTTCTAAATTTGTATTTAAAAAATTATATATTGCTTTTTCTTTTGCATAACCTTTTTTCTTATTAGTACTAAATTTTGTTTTAAAAATGTATTCATTATTAACTAAATATGCCACACTATCATAACCACTACCGATTATTTCAATACTATCTACTTTGAAATTATCAAAGTAATGCTCAATTAAATATTTCATTGCCTTAACATTTGTGGCATTATCATCATATCTATATTCCATTAAATAACAATCTTCTTTTTTGCCCTCGTGTAATTCATGTTCTGGCAAATCTTCAATAATTCTAAAACCAGATTTTTGGTATGCCCTTATTGCTCTTGGATTATTTTTATGAGGGTCTAAAATAACTGCATTAGCATTTCTTTCTTTTTTCAAAAATTCAAAAATCAATTTAATATATCTTGTACCAATTCCTTTACTCCAATAATTTGGCTCTCCTATAAATTGATCCATACCATAGACTATCTCATCAGTTTTTGGATAATGATAATCAGTATATAACTCATCATACATTTTATATATTTGTCCATATCCAATAGGAACATTGTTATATTCAATAATTACTCTAAAAACTTCATCTTCCCAAGGCTCTGTATAATGTTTTTTTAATGATTCTAATGTATATTTTTTATCTCTACCACCATAAAATTCTAATACTCTTTCATCAGTTAACCATTTTAACATCAAAGGAAAATCATCATCTATTAAAGTTCTTATACATATTTCATTTTCAACTATATTCATTTATTTATCACCTTTTTCATAATCATATACATATACTATTTCATCTTTATAATCATTTTTACCACCTAATTTTTCATATACATGGCAAGCTCTAGGATTACCTTTATCAGTTATTAAAAACATTTCAGAACAACCAATCTCTTTAGAATATTCCTTAATAAAAGATAATAATTTTGAACCATAACCTTTGTCTTGATAGTTAGGTAACATTCCTATTGAGTGTAAATAAAACATTGTTTTTCCATCAGGTCTTAAAAGTGTATAGCAATATGCAAATCCTATAATTTTATTATTTTCTTTAGCTATAAACCCAAATGAACTGGTATCATTAAGAAATCCTTTTAAATTATCAATATCAAAAACCATATTATCATCAATTAAAACTTCTTCCATCTGAATACTCCTTTACTCTCTCAATTATATCACTATTTCTCCCAAGGAAGATAACCTTTTGTGAAATGCCCAAAGCAAGTTGTCTTGGTGTAATCTACATTCAAGAGATCAAGTTCCTTAATGATACCTCGTGGTGTTAAATCATAACGCTCACGAATCATTCCTTCCAGTTGTTTTGCGGTGTAGCGACTGGTTCCAAAGGTTTCTACATGCACCGACACAGGTTCTGCAACTCCAATGGCGTAGGCTAATTGTACTTCACATCGTTTCGCATACCCTTCTCGAACAATATCCTTTGCAATCTTTCGTGCCATGTAGGCACCGGATCTGTCCACCTTGCTTGGGTCTTTTCCAGAGAATGCACCTCCGCCATGATGTGCAAAACCACCGTAGGTATCCGCCACAATTTTTCGACCAGTAACTCCAGCATCCGCAAATGAACCACCAAGTACAAAGCGACCTGTTGGATTGACTAGAACTTTGAAATCTAAATTCTGACGGTAACGAAGTGCTACTGACATCATAGCTTCAGTCACAATTCGTTTCACTTTGGCAAGGTCAGCCGTTTCGGTATGTTGGATGGAAACTAAAAAGGTATCAATCCGTTTCTTATCATAGTCGTAGGATACCTGTGCCTTAGCATCCTTTCCAAGTAAGGGGTGACCAAGCGACATCAGTTTCTCAAGGACTCGGGTTGCTAGAACATAAGGAAGTGGCAGGTACTCAGGAGTTTCGTCTGTCGCATAACCAAACATCATTCCTTGGTCACCAGCACCACCATTATCTACTCCTTGTGCAATATCTGAGCTTTGGAGCCCAAGTAAATTTGTTACTTGGACGTTCTTCAAACCAAGTGGCTCGACAACCTGACGAACAATGTTCTCGAGATTAAAGTAATGTCTTGTCGAAATTTCACCAGCTACTATAACCTGGTTATCTTTGATTAAGGTCTCAACTGCCACTCGACTTGATTTGTCAAACTTGAGACACTCCGTCAAAATGGCATCTGAAATCTGATCACAGATTTTATCTGGGTGTCCAACCGACACCTGTTCACTAGAAATAATCATAATTCCTCCACGCAAAAAGCCCAACCGTCTGGCTAGGCTTTGTGTTTATTTTACTGAATTTCTGCCTTCTTCGTAGGCTCGTTCGAGTGCTTTTTTAATTCCCCAAACTGGAATGTCGTAGAAATCAAGGTTATCGCTCCAGCGTTGTTCCAAGGTTTCAACTTGTAATTCCTCTTGAGCAATCCTTGTAAAAATCGCATCCAGTTTTTCTTGTTGGCGTTCTGTCATTGTATTGGTCTCCTCTTCTTTTGTTGTGTACATATTAACTCTAAAAAGGAGATATATCCAGTCATTACTGGGTATTTTTTATCTTTTTTGACACTTACAATTCTACCACAAATTTTGACAAAGTGAGGTCAATGTTAGGTCACACTTAGTGCAGGGGGAGGTTACTGGTAGGTCAAAGGTAGGTCAGGGAGAGGTTACTTCTCCAAAGAAAATCCCATTTTCATATACACTTCCCTAACATGGTCTAAGACCTTACGTCGCCAATTTCTAACAGTACTTCGACTAATATGAAACTCTCTCATCAAACTATCCCAATTACTATCTGTCTTAAGCATGGATTGCGCAAAATCATACAAATCTCCCTTTAGAAATTTTAAAGCCATCTCAAAATTATCAAGATCATTAGCCAATCGAATATACCGTTGCGATAAATCCGCCAATTGTTCCTCATTTTCCTGAATCATCTTCTCACGAAAATTCAGCGCAATCATCTCTGACCGTTGATTGATAGGTGTACTTTTAACTCTAGGTTCATCAGATTTTTCAAAAACGAGTGAACCAATAACCTCATTTTCTGTCACTGGTTTGAAATGTTCCAAACGATACTTTAACATCTCCAAGTCACTTTTGAGTTCATTGTAATTCGTCAGTATGTGCTCTGCCTTATCCATCTGCCCCTCCTACTTGTGCTTTAACTGCTTCAATCAGCCGTTCTTGTTGTGCATCTTTGTTTTCTAGTGCCTTTAGGATTTCTTCATCAATCGTTCCTTCAGTCACAATGTGTTGGATAACAACAGTCTCAGACTCTTGCCCCTGTCGCCAAAGCCGTGCATTCGTTTGTTGATATAGTTCAAACGACCATGTTAAACCAAACCAGACCAAGTGGTGACCGCCTTTTTGGAGGTTCAAACCATGACCTGCTCCAGCAGGATGAAGTAAGCCAACTGAAACATTACCTTTATTCCATTCACGAATATCTTCTTCTATTTTCAATACCCGACTCTTTACCTTGAGTTTTTCTAAACGACCCATAATCCGAGCCAAGTCATGTTTGAACCAATAGGCAACTAAAACCGGCTCTCCATTTGCGGATTCAAGGATATCTTCAAGGGCATCTAGTTTCTGTTCATGTAGTGGCACAACCGTATGATCATCTGAATATACTGCTCCATTCGATAACTGAACTAACTTGTTCGTAAGACTTGCAGCATTGGCAGCAGTTACTTCTAATCCATCCAACTCGGATAATACATACTCCTTCTTGAACTGGCTGTATTTCTCTTTTTCTTTATCTGTCATACGAACCAGTTTCTTGGTTGAAATCAGTTCAGGCATCTCCAGATAGTCTAATGCTTTCATGGAAATGGTAATATCACTAATCTTGTCTTGAATTTGACACTCCGCATAGTCCATGGGGATGTATTCATAGACAATATTGCCATTGCGACGACCCTCTTCAAAGTAACGACTACGAAACTCACCAATAAATCGACCAAGACGTTCCCCTCCGTCAATGACTTTAAACTCTGCGAACAAGTCCATTAGTCCGTTTGAACTTGGTGTTCCAGTCAACCCAACAATACGTTTCATATAAGGACGCATAGCCATGAAAGCTTTGAAACGCTTGGACTGCCATGACTTGAAAGAACTCAATTCATCAATTACTACCATATCCCACTTGAAATAGGGACTGCATTGTTCCACCAACCAAGGTAGGTTTTCACGATTGACGATATAGATATCCGCATCTTTCTGAAGAGCTACCTTTCGTTGCTTTGGTGTTCCCACAATTTTCGAATACCGTAAGTTACGCAACTCCGCCCATTGTTCAATCTCGTCACTCCAGACAGTATTTGCGACGCGCAGTGGGGCAATAACCAAAACCTTTGTGACTTCAAATCGGTCAAACATCAATTCATTCACTGCAGACAAGGTTGTTGCCGTCTTCCCCATCCCCATGTCTAGGATGACTGCTGCATAAGGGTGACCTATGATGAAGTCCTTGGCGACTACTTGATAGTTATGTAATGTCAATTTCATCTAGCACATCTCCAATCATCTCAATGTGGTCAAGAACATAAACCTTAAAACCTAACCGCTCAAACAGTTTATGCCTTGACACTTGTAACTTCCTTGGCTTTTGGTCGGGAGCCTTTACTTCCACCAAGCCAAACTTGCCATTGGGTAAAAACACTAGCCTGTCTGGTACACCAGAAAAAGATGGCGATACCCACTTAGGACAAATGCCTCCTCTAGCTTTCACAGACTTCACCAAAGCTTGCTCAACGTACTTTTCTCTCATCGTTCTAAATCCTTTCGTCAAATTGAAGTGTGTAGGTCTAGTGCAGTCATTTCCAAAACTCCTCTTATAGGCTTTTTTATAGTAATTTTTGCTTATAGGATAGTTTTAGAAAAGACCATAATAGACCTACACAAAATCAAAAAATGTCACTCATGTTGGTCGTTTTAATCATTTATCTGAAACCTCATTCAAAATAAGTTCCAACCATTCAGTCAACGACCTACACACCTAAATTAGTCCATCACCTCTCTTGTGGAGGTAAGGTGGCTAAAAATGCTGGTCACTAATCTAAGAAATCATAGCCATCATCAACCAATTTCAAACCAAGAATGAGGTTACCTTTACTTGTCCGTTTTCGTTTAAAACCTGCCTGATCAAGAGCAGAATAAAAATCGGTCGTACTGCGTGTATACTCCATGTTTTTGGCACAATAAGCACGATACTGACTGTATAGTTCTCCTGATTTTTCTGTCAACTGATCACCAACTTGACAGCAGTCACTAAGGAAGTGTCCTAACCAATCATTGGCCTCACGATAGGCTTTGACGGAAGAGGATACAGCAGTTGGTACTTTTGTTTTGAAGTTCGCTTTAATAGCTTTTTCTGCACCTTCTATAATCCAAGACATGATTGCTGGTGCTGCATTGTCGTACAGATAATCCGCAAAGTTTTTGATGTCAGAGCGACCAGTGATTTTGGCGTTAAACGGGATAACAAGCAAACGTCGCCAAGTTCCATCATCGTTCGCCCCTACTTTAGGCAGATGGTTGGTGTAAAGAACCAGCGTGTGTGATGGCACGAAGTGAAATGGATCCTTGTACTTTTTCTCAGCTTGGATTTCATCTGTTGAGGTAATCTGCTTAACAACGGCTGTATTGAGTCTCATCCCTTCTGCCATTTCAGAAGCAATGACCAGTCGTTTCCCTTTAAGCTCTGCAAGCTCAGGACTGACATTTCGCTTGTTTGACATGGTTAAGGCATCCGCTGATAATTTTCCTGAATAGCTCCCTAGCACACGAGCGATGGTGTTCCAAAAAGTAGACTTGCCGTTTGCCCCACCTCCGTAGGCAATAATCATATGTTCCTGATAGACCTTCCCGATGGCTGCCATACCAATAATTTCTTGAACATAATCAATCAATTCTTGGTCATTACAGAAAAAGGTAGCTAAAGTTTCCTGCCATAATCCCATTCCCTGATCACTAGGAGAGACTGCTGTCATTTTAGTTATATAATCTTCAGGATTGTGTTCTTGTGACCCATTTATTCCTTTTCGTAAATCATAGGTAGCCTCTGGCGTATTGAGTAATAAGTCATCACTATCTAATTCTGACAATTCTACTGAAAGCATTGGCTTAGCTGTGTTATATACAGCCATCAAATTCTTATAGTCACGATGTTTCATAACAAATTTATGGAACTCTTTAGCTGCTAGATAAGCTTTTAAATATTTCAACTGAAGTGGAGTTTCGACTGCATTTTCTAGACGCTTTCCACCAGCCTTAATGGTCAATTCATCAATACCTGAAGACTGAAGTTGCTTCACTGCAGATTCCAAGAGTGCATTCGCTTCAGCAAGTTGTTCATCAGTAAAGTGTACAACTGCCCCTAATGCCAACTGCTTGTTCTCACGCCAATGAGTTCCATCATAGTAAAGATAATCCGTTGCATTGGTATAAGCGAGCCTGTTCGCATACTCTCTTGCAAGAACTCCCGCTTCTCCAACATCCGAGTAATCATCTGGTTTTAATGTTTCTCTATTGAAAGCATCAGGAGCCACGTAGCCTTTAGATGTTTTTATAGTTCTGTTGTAGAATCGCACAGCACTACCCCAGATGGTATCTAACTCTGTTTTATCAAGTGGCGGTACACATTTCTGTGCCTGCTCATCAAAACCATCTCTTGCTTCTTGCGTTACACCTAAACGTTTGAGAATTTTCGCAGCAAATACAGACATCGTTGAATTACGACTGCCTTGCTGGATTGGTCCACTTGTAGGAGTATAGAAGTCTGCATCGAAATCTTCCTCGTCATCAATAGATACAGCTTGAAACAAATCTTCATCAATAATTAGCCATGAATCATGCCATATAACCTGTGCATTTGGATTTCCAAAGAAGAAACGTGCCGCATCCTTGGCATTATCATCAAAAAACTTGTATTGATTACAAAGTTCTTCCTTCATAGCTACGTAGACATCTTTATCAGTTACCTCATTGATTTGGAAGTAAATATGATATTTTGGTCTTGGAGCTTTTCCTGCCTTTGCCTGCATATGACTTCGACTAGTTACCAAGGCAAAATTGTAATCCGCAAAGATTTCTTTTAATCGCTCGACCGTCATCCATTCATCTGGATTTTCAGAATGGTCATTATCAATATCCATGACCAAAACGTCCGACTTAATGAAATTTGCATTTGAGCGTGTATTGTTTAAAAACAGCCCTGCCACATGGTCAAATTGCGCAACAGTTTGTAGCGATATTTCATCAGTAATAGTAACTTGATTGGGATAGACCGTGGTTGTCTGAACCCCATTCTGTCCTGAATGAGATAAGGTAAATTGCATTATGCACCCTCCATATTTTTGCAGTAATTTTAGAAATATATCTTCTTAACTTACTAAGTAAGAATCTGACAAATTTTTCCGCTCTTTCAGAAAAAAACATTCAAAAAAATAGAAGTTTCCTATTAAATTGCACAGGAAACTTTTTTGATATTCAAAAATTTTTTCAAATCTAACGGAAAAACATCACTTGGTTCTACTTAGTAATGTGTAAGAGGTATGTCTAAAAAAATCTCTTGCAAAGTGGAAAATTTAATAAAAACCTTACTTAGTAAGATAGGAGGACCCAATATGGCAAACGAACCATACATCGAACCTGATGATGATGTTGCTGATACTCTCATCGCTATCAGCGTCATCTCAAAACTACTCGCTCGGAAAATTATGGAGGAAGAAAACAATGAGCAAAATGAAAGAACTGAATAGACTAATTCATGATATGGAAGAAACCGCAAAGTACTACCTTCGCTTGGTGGATGAGTTCAAGAAACTCCTCACTACTGAGGATGAAACAGTACCTAAATCAAATCCACCAAAAAATGAACCACAAAAGGAAATTCAATTGGAGGATGTCCGTGCTGTACTTGCCACGAAAGCAAAAGATGGCTATAAGGAAGACGTCCGTGCTCTTCTAAATGCTTACGGTGCTTCTTCACTCTCAGCACTTGACCCAAAACACTTTGCGGCAGTACTTGAAGAAGCTGGAGGAATTGGTAATGACTAACCACGCCATTCTATCCGCATCTGCATCACATCGTTGGTTGAATTGCCCACCATCTGTTCGCCTCACCGAAGATTTACCAGACACAACTTCTGATTTCGCTCTTGAGGGTACGGATGCTCACGAGTTATGTGCTTATCTAGTCGAGAAAGCTTTGGGTAGGAATGCGCGTGATCCAACTGAGGAATTGGCATTTTATAACGATGAAATGCAGAATTGCGCTGAAGAATACCGCAACTATGTCATGGAACAAGTCGAGAAAGCCAAAGGCTACTCTCGTGTCCCTACAGTTCTTGTCGAACAACAACTGAACTTTTCCAAATGGGTGCCTGAAGGTTTTGGGACTGGGGATTGCATCATCGTGGCAGACGGACTTCTTCAGGTAATTGACTATAAGCACGGGCTTGGTGTTCTAGTTGATGCAAACCACAACCCGCAAATGATGTGTTATGCACTTGGAGCACTTGAGATGTTTGATGGACTTTATGATTTTGATAAAGTTACCATGACAATCTTTCAACCACGAAAACATAACATTTCTACCTTTGAGATGGAAAAGACTGAGCTGCTTGAATGGGCAGAAAACGAACTCGCTCCAAAAGCTGAACTTGCATTCAAAGGTGAAGGGGAAATGCAGTCTGGTAAACACTGCCAATTCTGTAAACTCAAGAATGCCTGTCGCAAACGTGCTGAGGATAATTTGGCACTAGCCAAGATGGAGTTTGCGGATCCAGCTTCCCTTGATAACGAGGACATTGCAGAGATTTTGCCTAAACTTGACCTGTTGATTTCATGGGCAAACGACATCAAAACTTATGCTTTAAATCAAGCAACAGATGGACATCCTATCCCAGGATACAAACTGGTTGAAGGTCGCTCTGTTCGTAAATTCTCAGATGAGTCAGCCGTTAGCCAAGCAGTGATTGAAGCAGGCTATGACCCTTATGAGAAGAAACTGCTCACTATCACTGCCATGACCAAACTCCTTGGTAAGAAAACCTTTAATGACCTGCTTGGTGGTCTTATCATAAAACCAAGTGGAAAACCAACTCTCGTTCCTATTGACGATAGCCGTCAAGAGATGAACCTAGCAAAAAATGAATTTAAAGAGGAATAACTATATGACAACTAAAGTAATAACAGGACCAAACACTCGCTTCAGCTACTTAAATGCCAATGAGCCAAAGTCGATTAACGGTAGCACTCCCAAGTATAGCGCCTCACTCATCATCCCAAAAGAGGATACAGTCACCATTAACAAAATCAAGGCTGCTATTGAGCAAGCCTATAAAGAAGGTGAGTCAAAACTCAAAGGCAATGGCAAATCAGTACCTGCATTATCTACTCTGAAAACTCCACTTCGTGATGGTGACCTTGAACGCCCTGATGATGAAGCTTACAAAAATGCTTACTTTGTAAATGCCAACTCGCCACACAAACCTGGTGTGGTTGACGGAAATCGTCAAGAAATCATTGATACTTCAGAATTGTACTCTGGTATCTACGGTCGTGCTTCTATTACCTTTTATGCTTTCAATTCAAATGGTAACAAAGGTATTGCTTGCGGTTTGAATAACTTGCAAAAATTGCGTGATGGTGAACCTCTCGGAGGACGCACTCGTGCTGAGGATGATTTTGCGACAGAAGACGATGATGACTTTTTGAACTAGAAAGAGAGAATTAAATTGATGATGTATACTATTTTAACTTGTACTATTATGGGCCTCTGGGTACTTATCGGACTATACTTCGGGTATATGACCATTAGAGATGACATTCGAAATGAAATTGAACGAAGGGCTAAACGAAAGAAAGAGAAACTTAGTCAAACACCACTCAGTCGAAAAAACAAATAGAACTCAAGGTGGCAGTACTTCTGTCACCTTTTTCAGAAAGGACGTACTATGCCAATTAGAGAACTCAGCATCGACATTGAAACCTATTGCGAAATTGACCTACGAAAATCTGGTGTCTATCGCTATGCGGAAGATGAAAGCTTTGAACTCCTTTTGTTTGCGGTATCTGTTGATAATGGACCAGTGACTGTTTACGACTTAACTAAGGAGAAATTACCACAAGATATCCTTGAGGCCTTGGTAGACGATAGTGTCATCAAATGGGCTTTCAATGCTTCATTTGAGCGAATTTGTCTATCCAATTGGCTCAAGAAATATCATCCTGATTTATTATTAGATGGATTTTTATCTCCAGTTTCATGGAGATGTAGCATGATTTGGTCCGCCTATTTAGGACTCCCCCTCTCCCTTGAAGGAGTTGGAACAGTTCTCAAACTCAAAGACCAAAAGATGAGAGAGGGTGCTGACCTCATTCGCTACTTCTGCGTACCTTGTAAGCCTACTAAGGTCAATGGAGGGCGAGTTCGCAACTTCCCTAATCACGCGCCTGACAAGTGGTCTACCTTTAGCGATTACAACAGACGTGATGTTGAGGTCGAATTGGCCATCAAGGAACGACTGAAAAACTTCCCAGTACCTGACTTTGTTTGGGATGAGTACCACCAGGATCAGATTATTAATGACCATGGTATTAGCATTGATTTGGATTTTGTCAAAGCTGCTATCAAAGTTGATGTAGAGAGCAAAGCTAAAATCCAAGAAGAGTTAAAAGCATTAACGGGTCTTGAAAATCCCAACTCTGTCCTGCAGATGATTGGTTGGTTGCGAGAACACGGAGTAACCACTGATTCTCTAGACAAAAAAGCTGTGAAAGAACTCCTCAAAACGGTCGATGATAAAACGGCACAAGTTCTCAAACTTCGACAGCAAGTTGCCAAATCAAGTGTGTCTAAATACCAGGCCATGATGAACTGTGTGTGTAAGGATGGTAGAGCAAGGGGGATGTTCCAATTTTACGGAGCAAACCGAACTGGTCGATGGTCTGGCCGTTTGGTACAGCTTCAGAATTTACCTCAGAACCATCTTCCTGACCTTGAGAAAGCTAGAGAACTTTTCGGAACAGGTGACTTAAATGCTACTGAGCTACTCTACGACACACAAGATACCTTATCTCAACTTATCCGAACAGCCTTTGTCCCTAGTAAAGGAAAGAAATTCATTGTTTGCGACTTTTCAGCTATCGAAGCTCGTGTACTCTCCCACCTGGCAGGAGAGAGATGGCGCAGTAACGTATTTGAACAAGGGAAAGACATCTACTGTATGTCCGCTTCTCAGATGTTTGGAGTACCAGTTGAAAAACATGGACAAAATTCTGAATTGAGACAAAAAGGGAAAATTGCAGAGCTAGCTTGCGGATATGGTGGTTCAGTCGGTGCATTGAAAGCCATGGGTGCGCTTGATATGGGACTAACTGAGGAAGAACTCCAACCACTTGTTAACTCATGGCGCCAAGCAAATCCGAATATCGTTCTCTTCTGGTGGGATGTGGACAGGGCGGTTATGACTGCTGTAAAGGACCTAATTCCAACATCTACTCACGGTATTAAATTTGAAGTAAGAAGCGGTATTCTATTCATTTCACTTCCATCTGGTCGTAAATTATCATATATCAAACCAAGAATTGGCGATAACCAGTTCGGTGGAGAGTCCATCACATACGAAGGAACTGGAACTGCCAGACGTTGGGAGAGGCTAGAAAGCTACGGTCCAAAATTTGTGGAGAACATTGTTCAAGCTATCAGTAGAGACATACTTGCGTTCTCTATGAAGCAACTAAGCTCAAATGATTTCAAGATTGTAGGCCATGTCCACGATGAAGTAATAATCGAATGTCCAATTGAACAAAAACTTGATGAAGTTGCATCATTAATGGGGATAGCACCTGACTGGTTGTCTGATATTAATCTTAGGGCTGATGGATATGAATGCTTTTTCTATCAAAAAGACTAGCAAAAAATCGCCACCTCGTAATTGAGATGGCGATTCTGTTATTTATTAAATTTGTTGTAAAGCTCTAACCCTTCTTTCTGAGTATTTTTTACTTTCTTATATCCAGCAGATTTCTGTACTCCTAGTTTTTCAAAGATTTCCTTATTCTCGTAACCATCAAATAACATTTCCAAAATATCTGGTGCTTGAAAATTTGATTCTGCAAGTTTTGCTTTCAAAAACTCAAACTGATCCATGAATAGATAAAGCTCAATGTCATCATCTATCATTGGTAAATCTTGTTTCTCTGTGAATGCTTCCCAAGATGAAATCTTAGGAGCATTTTTACTTGGCTTACGATAATCTTTAAGATAATCATTAACTGAGTTATTGTACCACCAGACCATCTGTTCATAGTCCTCTTCTGCGACTGGAACAAAGGCAGTTAGTATTGGAATACCCATAATACGACATTGACGAAACGTACCACGTAGCAAACCTGAATGGCGTGAATCCATGTAATAATCCTGCACGAACATGGGTGCTATTACTTCACTTTCAGTTGGTTGTACTCCAGTTGATGAAGATTGAGTTTGGCAGTAGTTGAAAAAGTTGACATTGATTGTCATGATAAATTGGCTTCCCAGTTAATACCGAAAGCACACATGACAAATCAAGGCATGCAAAAAATATTCTTGACCGCATAGTTACTTTCCTCTATGTTATCGGTCAGCTAACCTCACAGACTGACTGTGCACTCTCACACCATGACTTTGAGGTTCGCTATGATCAGTAGCAAATCACGGTATGAGATTACTTTTAGTCTAGTATCTCATGGAAAATAAAAAAGAAAATAGCAAGATTCTGACACGGTCAAAACCTTGCTATTATGCAATTTTCTCCTTAAAACACAGAAAATATCACCGAAATAATATAAAAATCGTGTCAACATTGTGACACGATTACTTGATAGATATTCCTCTTTTTGTTAAAAATTGTTTTGCAGCCGCTACAGATTGTCCTTGGAAATGGTTAAGTAGGTATTGGTAAGCCATATCTTCTTTATCACCATTTTTTATTTTAAAGTTTGAGAGCGATAACAGATGCTGATTAATAAAATCAGGTAGCTCAAGATACACCAATACCAATACAAAGAGCTGTAAACTACCACCCGTTCCTTTAAACAGTCGTTTAATCGTTGATTCACTGGAATCTACTGCTTCTGCGATTTGGGGGAAAGTTTCTTCTTGATAATCTTTTACTTTATTCATTGCTTCAGTGAAGTCATTTGGCAATTGTTTAAACAATGTAAATTCACGATTTCGTTGCTCCGTTTCAACTTCAAGCTTTCTTTCATCTATAGAATATTCAATCCCATGTTTGTATGAAATCTCAAATTTATACGAGCTAGGATGTAAAAGATATAAGGTAAAATCTTCTTCAAAACCCATTTCCTCATATTCTTTACGCTTAATGTCAAAAATAATCGCATACTCATCTAATTTCTCAAGAGCTGCTGGCGATATCAAAGGATACTTAATAAAGTACCAAACTACTTCTGGACTATTAATAACCACATGTCCGTCAACATAGATATAACGTTTAGAATCAATCAATTCTCGAAAATTACTATCGGAGGCATATAAATCAAACATTTGTTGTTCTGAAATAGTTAGAGTCTGATTGTGATTTACTTTTAGTTTATTAAAAGCATAATTGTTAACATATCGACCATCTACAAATTCCAAAACCCCACGAACTTCATCAAATCCTAATTCAATCAATCTTACTCTTGCTGACTGTTTTGAGACTTGGAAAAAATCTGCCAACTCTTCAATAGTAATTTGAAGAATATCTAGCATTCCAGTACGTTTGTTATTTTCTGCAATCTCAGTAATTAATTCTAATGCTTTTTTACAAAAAGTACTTCTTGGCATCAAAATTCTAGGTGGAACAACCTTCGCTTGTTTTTCTATCCACATTCTAGCGTTCTTAAAATCTTTATCTCTGGCTTTATAATCATCTTGCGAAAGTAAAAATTCCTTCATCATTATGTGAGGTCGATGTCTATAGTGATGATATGCCTCATGAATGAGTGTTAGGTTTTTATTCCCTTTCACAAATTTACTTGCATCATAAATCACCGTTCCTTCAGAAACAACTAAACTTTTGTAAGAATTGTAAGTATGGTCATATACCCTAGCTATTTCTGACCTAAAATGACTTTGACCACGAATGCTACCATCAGGGCTTAAGGGGCTTTCCAGCAATGTCAGTCCAAGGCTATTTATCGCAATTAGAGGGTCAATAGGTTGCGGTAACTTCAATGCAGAACTATAAAAGGTATTCAAAAATTGTTCTGCTTCTTCCTCGTACTTTGTTTGATACATATAGGGAAGTAACGTTGAATCAAGCTGTGTTTCACTATCAAACTTTACTTTTCGAAGTTCACCAATTTCTACTAGTGACATTATGACTTCATCATCAAAGAATAACAAATACTCAATCGTATGTTTTCTTTGGATATCTCTTATTTCTGTCTTCTCTTTACAAATAAACTCGAAATGTGTTTCTGAAGTCACATTAACTAATAATCGAATAGTTCGATAATCCTTTTTAAACGGAGTAACTTTAATATATTTTATGTTTGGAAGTTCTTTTGAGAACACTTGCCAGCTCTCAACACTGGTTTCTATCTTAGCTTTAATATCCAATAAAATATTACTATGAATATCTGACTTAATTTGATTTATAAATTTTCTTTTAATATATTCTGTAATTGGCATCTTACAACCTCAATTTCGTTGCTTTATAATGCAACATAATGTTGAGAATATTATATCAAAAATTGTTAAAAAAATCAGTACATTATTCTATTACAAGAAAATTTGTGCTAATGTTACTTTAGATATGATTGAACTACTAAAACCAGAAAAACGATTGATCAAACGATATATTTTACATATATAATGGATGAATACTAAGCAGATTTTGCATCTGAATGTTCTTTTGTTGCAAAGTTTGATATTTTTGATATAATTGTTGCATAATAAAGCAACAAAGGTGGTGCGTCATGTTTTCTGGAATTCGTCTTAAAGAAAAAAGAATTGAGAGAAAATTTAATCAGTCTGAAATTGCCTATAAATTAGGTATTAATAGAGCTTCATACAATAAGTGGGAGTCAGGAAAGTCCACCCCGAATCAAAAAAACCTTACTGCTCTCGCCAAAATCCTAGATGTCCCGGTCACCTATTTTGAATCTGAATACAATATCGTCAATAACTATCTTCAGTTATCTCCTGACAATCAGGCAAAAGCAGAGGACTATGTAGAAGATCTTCTACTTTCACAACAAACCTCTAACGTAACTCCACTCTTCTCAGTCCAAGTGCTATCAGATATCCAACTCTCCGCTGGTCTCGGAGAAGGATTCTTTGACGAGTTTGAAACTGAAACAGTCTACTCTGATGAGGAACAATACGGCTACGATATCGCCGCATGGATTGAGGGAGATTCTATGGAGCCCGTTTATAAGAGCGGTGAAGTCGCACTTATTCGTTCAAACGGTTTCGACTATGATGGTGCGGTCTATGCATTATCATGGAATGACTCTGTCTATATCAAAAAACTCTACCGTGATGAGGATGGATTTAGAATGGTCTCCTTGAATAAGGCCTATCCAGAGAAGTTCATCCCTTATGAGGATGAGCCAAGAATTGTTGGTCTAGTTGTGGGACACTTCATGCCTGTAGAGGGGGTATAATCATGAAGCTAAAGGATATTTTAGAACTTGGAATGTATGGTTTCAACCCCGATTGTAAAGTTGAAATATTCAATATGGACAACTTTGAAGAACGACTAGAAAATGAAGGATTCGATGAAATTCTAATTCCTCAAAATGAGGATGCTAAAATCTATCCTTACGCTTTTTTGATTAAAGATTCTATTTTAATTGCTATGACCGAGGAGGATGACAATACCAATGAACGTTAAAGAAATGATTTACATCAAAGACGAACGTATTATCTTTACCCCTGACAAATTTGAATACGACATCACAGATTACATCGGTGAACTTATCGAAGAGCTAGAAAAGCTCAAAAGGAGATAATCCTATGGGCTATATAGACTATTCTATTGAACCTCAAAGTGACATAGCCTTCCTCGATATGAAGTCCTTCTACGCTTCGGTAGAATGTGTGGATAGAGGTTTGCATCCTCTCTACACATCACTGTGCGTCATGAGCCGTGCAGACAACTCGGCAGGATTGATTCTCGCTTCTTCTCCTATGTTTAAGAAAGTCTTCGGTAAAGCAAATGTAGGTCGTTCCTACGACTTGCCATTTGATATCAACACTCGAAAATTCAGCTATCAAAATGCATGGAAACAGGAAATTGAGGTAACACCGAAGTATAAATCGTTTATTGAACACTGGGCAAAGCGTACACTCATCGTTCCTCCTCGAATGGACAGATATATTGAGAAGAATCTAGAGATTCAGCGTATCTTTCAAGACTATGCTGCTCCAGATGACATTCTCCCCTATTCAATCGATGAAGGCTTTATTGACCTTACTAGCTCACTCTCTTACTTTATTTCTGATAAGTCAATGTCAAGGAAAGATAAGTTAGATAATATTTCGGCTATGATTCAGAGAGATATTTATCGTAAAACAGGTATTATTTCAACTGTTGGAATGAGCAATTCCAATCCTCTTCTAGCTAAACTAGCTCTAGATAATGAAGCTAAGAAAACTGCTACAATGAGAGCTAACTGGTCATACGAAGATGTAGAAACCAAGGTATGGGCCATTCCAAATTTAACAGACTTTTGGGGGATTGGTAGTAAAACCGAGATTAACTTACAAAAACTTGGTATTCATTCAATCAAAGAACTGGCCAATTTCAATCCTGATATTCTCAAAAAAGAATTCGGTAAAGTCGGTGTTCAACTTTGGTTTCACGCCAATGGAGTTGATGAGAGCAACGTCCATGAACCCTATAAACCAAAATCACGAGGATTGGGTAACTCACAAGTACTTCCTAGAGATTACAGAACCCAAAGAGAAATTGAAATCGTATTAGCTGAAATGGCTGACCAGGTTGCTAATCGACTGCGTTCAGCCCATAAGAAAGCAACTGTTGTTTCAATCCATATTGGCTATTCTAGGACTGAGATGAATAAATCTATTAATGCTCAGAAAAAAATTGAACCAGCAAATCTCCCCAAAATAATGGTGGGCCATGTACTTGGATTATTCCGAAAGAAATACATCTCTGGTGCAGTGAGACAAATTGGTGTATCTTATAGTGGTTTTGTAGATGAAAACTATACCCTACTATCACTATTTGATGATGTAGAACAAATTGAAAAAGAAAATAGACTTCAGACAGCAATTGATGTTGTCAGAGAACAGTTTGGCTTTTTAGCTATTCAAAAAGGAACAGTCCTAACTGAAGGTTCCAGAAATATTGAACGCAGTAAACTTATCGGCGGTCATTCCGCTGGTGGATTGGAGGGATTAAAATGATTGACCGTTCATACTTACCATTTCAATCAGCAAGAGAGTACCAGGATACTAAGATGCAAAAATGGATGGGCTTTTTCCTATCTGAGCATACATCAGCACTCACTGACGATGCAAACAAAGTAACGTATATGTCAGATTTGTCACTGGAGAAGAAATTATTACTCCTCAGTCAGGTGTATGCTGGGCAACTGAACACGCGCATTCATGTAGTTGAAAAAAACAATCGAGTTTCCTATACTGGAACAATACCAAGTCTGACCAAAGATTTCATATTAATAAAAACTACAACAGGTCACATTAATTTGAAATTAAAAGACATTGTTAGTATTGAACTTGTAGAGGAGGTGCTCTATGAATCAGCTTGAATTTCAGCGTAATCACCTGCAAATGGACTATTATAGCGAGAGCTACCAAGATTTTGAACGTGACTTCTACCGCTACTCCAACATGAATATTCCATTGACCTTTCTGACTGATGATATCCTCAAAACAATGGCAACTTCTCGTAAGAATTACTTTGTCCTAAATAAGGAAAAGGCTAGAGATAATCGCGATCACTTCTTCATATTTGAAGTAAGAACCTTAGAAGAGAATCCACTAATCTATCATTATACATATAAGAAAACTACAACATATTTAGCAGAAAAATAGGAACTGTTCAATTGACTGTTCCTGTTTTTTATATTTTTGTTATTTATTGTTCAATTGAAAATTCCTTTTCAGCTTCTAAATTAATGCCATACTTCTTACCAAAATATATTGGGTAATTATCTGTAATCTTTTCCACTATTGCGCCACTATTTATTTTAAGCTTTTCTATAAAAACATACCCTATGTTTAATTCTTTCCTTCTGAGGAAAATATCAATACATCAATGTAAGACAATAGAGACTAAGCGAGTACATCTATGGCTCCTCAGTTAGCTGATTATACTCAACCAGCCATTTTCTTTGGACAATACTCTCAACAAACCGCTGATCATGGGAAATCAAGAGCACACTTCCCTGGTATTCCTGCAAAAATTTCTCCAGAGCTTCTATGGCTGTAATATCCAGATAGTTTGTTGGCTCATCTACTATCAAAAGATTTGCATCCGATAACAAGACCTTGGCCAAAGAAAGTCGAACACGTTCACCACCAGACAGATTTGCTACCTTCTGCTGGGCCTTATCGTAAGAAATCCCCAACATGCCTAAAAGATTGAGAACCGTTCCCCTGTCTTGAAGCGACGTTGAGCTAGCATTCACAAAGGCTGTTTCTTCTTCATTGAGACTTGTCAAATCCTGGGAGAAATAAGCAATTTTTAATTTTGGATTGTAATAGCCTTCTAATTCTTTTGAAATCAATTTCCGAACAAAACTTGTTTTCCCAGTACCATTTGACCCAACCAAAGCTAGCTTGTCTCCAAAAATCATGCCAAGCTGAGGAAAATCAAATAAATACTTTTCTCCAATCCAGAGCTGACCAGCCTGCAAGCGAAAGAGACTGTGAAGACCCGTATCTAAGGCACCTTTCGCTTCCATCTTTACCCACGCTTCCTTTCTGGGTTGTTCAACCTTGTCCAAACGCTCTATCCGTTTTTCCAAATGCTTGGCAGTCTTGGCCATAGACTTGGCTTGACTATCATAGGAACCCATCATAGCACTAACCTTCCACTCAGACGATGAAACACCTTTCTTTTTCTTCCCCATCTTCTGAGACTTGACTTGGCGTTCATGTTGGGCTTTTTTCAGTTGGGCAACTTTTTTCTGATAGGTTTCATAGGCCTGCTGCTGTCCTTCTCGCCTAGCTCGGCGACTTTCTACAAACGCCTCGTAATTTCCTAGATAAACCTGAAACTTTCCTTCTTCTAAATGCCAAATGTGACTGGCTACTTGATTGAGAAAATGCCGATCATGACTAACAACTAGTAGACTACCTCGATAGCGTTTGATTTGTTTGATTAGCTTTTCCTGGTGTTCTTGGTCCAGATTAGCTGTCGGCTCATCCAGGATTAACAACTGTGGTCTTTGGGCAAAAGCCTCTTGAATAGACTTCCAAACTTGTTCCCCACCTGAAAGCGAGCTCCTTTCCTGTAACTGGGGTACATAGGCCCAGTCTACTTTTACCTCAATTTGACCGGCAAAATCCCTATCCAGTCCTAGTAAGATTTTCAAAAAAGTAGACTTGCCAACACCATTATTTCCAACCAAACCAACCTTTTGACCAGCTTGAAGGCTCAACTGCTTGATTGTGAACAATCTACGCCCTGCAATTTCCTTCTCTAATTGAATACATTTTATCATTTCCATATAGACCTCTTTTCTTCACAAAAAGGGCTTCTATTCTTCAAAAAATGACACAAGAAAAAAGTCATGCAAAACATGACCTTTCCCTATGGAAAAAGTCACACGAATAGCAAGCCCTTATGAGCAGTCTTACCCCTTGTATCGTCGGTTAATGCAACCTCATACAAGTTTTAAGAACGACTAATAAGTAGCTTAATTATTCATGTAACTTCACCTCACGTATTTTATATTTTTATTATAAACAAGTTCAATGAATTTGTCAAATCATTAAAACGCCATGTATCATACAATACTATTTATAGTTACTAAAAATAACCGTAGGAAAATTTAAGTGTTCAAAATTTTCTTCAAGATTAAGAACGGATTTTATCTGAGCTATATTAATATATTTTCAAAAAGGAGTAAATCTGTTAGTGCTATAAAATCTCACTAATAATGATATTTTTCGCTGAACGTTCAAAATTTTGAACAATAATTTTATTGACTGGATAATCAACTATTAGTCTATCAAAATACTCCGAAAATTCCTAATGTACTATTGTTGTCATTCTACTTTTCCTCTTCATCATTAATAAGTAAACAACTTGCTCTCACTTATTATATTCGCAAGTCAAAATAAATTTTCGAATTTTTTTCAAAAAAAGTTAAGTTGTATTATATCAATTTCTATACACTCACTTCTATCGACCATTCAGGCGATATTAAAGGTGGGTACGTTTCTATTCCCACAAACTCCTTGTTAATGGAAACAAACACGTACCCACAGGGTAAATGGAAATAGATTTTGATAATTTCTAGCTATCACTTCTACACACTCAAAAAATTTACTCACTCTAATACTTCCCCACCCCAAAGCAAAAAGCCTTGCAATCAAGGCTTTTCATTATCCCTTTCGTTCAAAGGTTTCTAGGCTTTTACGAGCAGAGCAACACACTCGACGTGGCTCGAGAGGACAGAATGAATGTCATTTATGTATGTCCGTTCTCGGAAACATATCCACTGCGTTTTTGGCACTATTGGTAGGCGGGAACATATCCACTATATCCGTAGCAAAACACATTATGCTCATAAATTCACCGACAAATTGGAATTTGTCGGCTTCGTGTTATGCTCACGATATACAAATTTCGTATTACTCGCATATACGCTATAAACCCCCGTACTTCTTCATAAATAGTTCAGGTGATATAAGCGCATCAGCATTTTCATTAATTTCCTCTATACTCCAGTCCCACCATTTGACACGAAGCAGGGTTTCAATCATCTCCTTTGAGAAGCGGTAACGCTTGATTCTCGCAGGGACACCAACGACGACAGCAAAAGGAGGAACATTTTCCAGAACCACTGCGCCCGAGCCGATTATAGCACCGTCACCGATGCTTGTCACAGTGGAAGCATTGATGAATGCATGTGCGCCGATATAAACATCGCTACCTATGGTCATAGGTTCTTTGCTGTAAGCATAAGGGTGTTTCGGGTCCTTTCGCAGCTTTTCATGGAATATAGCCATACTCTCTTCATTGAAGAAGTTTTGAATATCGTCGCTTACAAAGGTCATGTTTAACTGATGGTTCACATGGATCTCTGCCGTGCCGTTAATCGATGTAAATTGGCCGATGCTCTTGATATACCCGTTTTTGCAAGCTCCTACGACACCGTCTCCAAAATACGTTTGCCTGCCAACGGGGACATTGAAGCACATTCGTTCAAACGGAAGTTCGCCTCCCTCATCGTCAAACGTCAGATAGTCATTAGCGTATTGAAACGACTTGCTCTGTTCATCGGATAAAAAGTCGGATAAGTCGTCATCGTTTACAGCAACAACATAATGATATTGAGGGTCAACGCGATCGTCAACACGAAATTTAAAAGGTTTTAATGCACGAAGCAAACGGCGTGTCGGAACACCCCATACAACTACCTCGCGTCCGTTGAGATAGCGTTCTAAAACTTGTTCAAGTCTGGTTTTCATAAGTATCTACCTCCCAAAATATGTAATCCCCAGTTCAAAACTGCCCGACAAATTACTATTTATCAGTTATTAAACAGGTAACTTTCATTTCACGTTTTAATACATCTACACATATGGATCTAAAAGGAGTTTCTTTGTCCCTTTTTTATTTTCCTCATCAATTATTAATACACAAGTCAATTTATCTATCAACTTTTTGAGCGTTCCCCTGTCTTTTTCAAATCCACCATTTGCCATCTCACGCTGTTTACCGGATATCGGGCAATGGCAATAAACATTTCCTTTGAAATTGTGAACAACGTTTTTGTAATCCCCAAGTAAACGTGTTTCTTCCCCATCTTTCCACATATTTCGTATATCAATGACTGGTTTTATTCCATGGTCATCCCATAGATTCATCATCAATCTGTCAAACGTTGCTTCACAACTTCTTCTAGAACATCTTCCTATTGTTGTTGTGAAAAATTGGAATGGTATGAATAATGATGCGTATGAATAAAATCATCCCACGATTGGATAACTTCATTTTCATCACGCAAATCAACTATTTCTATTTCTTCAAGATTTCTATCTTTCACCGCACCCCACGCTTTTTTCAACATCGTAATAGCTTCAACATCACTCTTGGGTGCGCTATATCCAAAAATAGTAACCATATATGCTACCTCTAACGCATTATTCAATGATTTCCATGACTTTGATATAGCTGTATCACTAGAATAATCTTTATTCTTTATTGGAAATAAAAGTTTTGTGGGTCAGATACTAAAAAACCGCAGTCAAGACGGAAAATCATCTCATTCTTCAGTCTTTTCACCAGATCTTTGGTGAATGGGATTCGTTCAGAGATCCTGGCAACCAAAGAATCGACCATGGCTGCACAGTTGAGCTCAACAGGCCTGCCAACACGCGTTTTTTTCGATAACTGGTGAAGCACTGGTCCGATATCAATAGCTGAAAAAAGAGCATCAAATCGTTGGGTAGGTTCTAAATCATATAAATCTTGCAGGTCAAACAGGCTTTCTTGTCGTATAATAGGCAT